AGCCATTCTGTTTAATCAGTTTGGCTAAGTCGCCTACCAGAATATTTGATTTTGAGGTTGAAACTGCATCTGCAAAAATGACTTTAGGCTTGTCCTGCTCAATCTTGCCCTGAAGCTGGAGCAGTTTCTTGTCGGCCATTTGCAAAGCTCTGGCCATGATTGCTTCTGGGCTATTCCATTTCTTTTCAAGCTCGATGAAATACTGGCGGGCTTGCTTGCCTTTTTCGTTGCGCTGGATCATACAGATTTCTTTGGCCATGTCGATGGTGAGTTGGTGTTCCTGTGCTGGACGGCCTCCGGTGCTTTCGCTCAAAAATGAGCAAAAGTCTATTCCTTCGGTAAATCCGTACTCACACATTCTTGGAAACCAATCTTTGTAAGCAGTTCCCACCTCTAAGAAACCATGTAGGTCCCTGCCTAATACAGTTGGCCTGTCTCCGTCAAAGTTGATAGGAATTAGGTCGTTCACGCTTGTCCCTCCTTTGCTGGGAATTAAATGGAATAAGGCATTGCTGCGTCACGCTTCCTTTAATTCGGGAATGCACCCTAACTGGCGCAACAACGGATCGCGCAATATCCATCTTTTCCCACCAATAACGGCAGTGGGTAAATCTCCTTTCTTGAGGGCCTTATACATGAAGTCACGGCTTACTCCCATAACCTCAGCGGCCTTTTTGATTGTCAGTAAAGCCGGTAATTGGTCTTTGACTTTGTCCTGTTTTTGGGCATTTTCCGTGTTTGTGAGCTCTGTGTCGTTGGTTGGCATAAAATATTTTTCCTCCTTTGCAGAATGATGGGGCAAAAGGTAATTGTGTGTAATTTCATGCTAGTATACATTTCTGCCTATGTCAACATAAATTTACAATGACACAATAATATACACAAAGACACATAAAGACACAGGGCAATAAAAACTTGCATAATACGCTTAAATAAAATATGATAAAAAGAGTTTAATAAAGATGGGATGAGTGATTGTGGTGTGTTTTGGTGATCGACTTCGGACGTTAAGAGATGAGAATAATTTAAGTCAATCAGATTTGGCACAGAAATTAGGATTAACCAGGGCAACAATATCGAAATATGAGAATATAACCGAACAAATAGAGGGCTTTAGAACCCTTGTTGCTATGTCGGAATTATTTGACGTTCCGGTCGATTATATTCTGGGGCTAACCGATTGCAGAGAGAGGTATCCGGCACCCGAACCTATTAAGGAGGTGATGGCTGAGCAGTTATTTAAGGATTTGCCAGATGAAGCAAAAAAGGCTGCCACGGAATATCTAAATATGCTTAAAAAGAAGCACCCGCCAAAATAGTTCAAGGAGGTAGCAACGACAATGAAGGGAAGGGTCGAAAAGCGCTATGAAAGTAGTTGGACAATTATTATTGAAATGGGATACGACAAAGCCACTAAGAAAAGAAATCGCATAGTAAAATCTGTAGAGGTAGACACAGAGGACGAAGCTACGGATTTAATGATTGATATGATGTATGAGATACGGCACAAGAAATATGTTAGTCCCAGCACAATGACATTGAGTCAATATTTAGATAAGTGGTTGGCGTTTCGCAAAACAAAACTTGCCCCTAAAACCTATCACAGTTATTTTAGCGAGATCGAAAGGCATGTTAAGCCTGCTATTGGGAATATCCCGCTTCAAGAAGTTGAAGCTATTCACCTTCAGGAATACTATTTAAAAATGGAAACAGAAGGAAGAATAAAACCGGAGGATAAAAAGGGCAGCAAAAAGAAAGATGCTTCCGATGAAGTTCCCCGGGACAAAAAGGAACTCCCGCCCGGTTTATCTCAGCGAACCATAAACTACCATCACAGAATACTGTCCGCTGCGCTCAAACAAGCCGTTAAATGGAAGATGATCCCTTATAATCCTGCTCAATATGTGGACACGCCTACCTATGAAAAAAAAGAGATGAATTTTATGCGAAAGGGTGAGCTCGCTCCCTTCTTGGAAAAAATTAAGGGGCACGCAGACTATGCGGTTATATACACCGCTGTTATGACAGGCATGAGGCAAGGTGAGGTGTTAGGGTTAAGGTGGTACGATGTTGATTTTGATCACGGGATGATTAATGTCAGACAACAACTTCAATACGTGCCTGGTAAAAGTTTTTTCTTTAAGTCACCTAAAAGCGCTAAGTCGGTGAGAGCAATCCCGATGCAGTTGCCGCTGAGCAAAATGCTTAAAGATGTCAAAAAGGCTCAGGATGAGTATAGAAGGGTTGAGGAAGAAAAGCTCCGCACTAAGCAGAATGGGGAGATAACAGAAGCAGACTTGAAGGCAATATATGACGATCAAGGTTTGGTTTTATGCCAAATTAACGGAAAGCCTTTAGATGGAAGTAAGGTCACCAATCGGTTCAAAGAACTTGTAATTGAGTTTGGCAGACCCGAATTACGGTTTCACGATCTCAGGCACACCTTTGCGGCCCTCGCTATAGCAGCCGGAATAGCAATGGAGAAATTACAGAAATTTATGGGACATGAAAAGATAACTACTACCATTGATATGTACGGCCATATTCCAGCAGATACACTGACCGAAGAAATGAAAAAACTCAGCCAGTATCTAGGGTTTGAGACACTTGCAAAATAAAGAATCCCATTTAATCGGCATTTAAATTAAATGGGACACGATATGGGACACGATATTAAATTAATAGTCAAACAAGGTGTTGCAAATGGCTAAATTATGGTGGGCCATGTAGGAATCGAACCTACAACCTTCTGATTAAGAGTAATATTTTATGGTTCTTTTAGGGAAATAATTGAACATAAATTGCCGGTGGTTGGCCGTTTGTGGGGAAGAAGGTTTTTGACTAAAGGGCATATTCCTGACTTTCGTGGGACACGGTTTGGAACACGCTATTAATTAATAGGCCGGAGATTATACCCCGGCCTTAAATCTTGTTATTTTTTCATCAGAATAACACATAGCGCCTTAACGCCATCACAAAAACCCTGCTTATACATGAACTTATGCCCCTCGGCTTCAGACGCGAATAATGCATCATCCATTTCTTTAAGCATTATCTGAAGATTACTGGGCATCTTCTTATATGCCCGAACCTGCCCTTTATAGAATAATTCCTCAAGGTCTTGCGATAGACTTTTCATCATTAAATATATCCCTCCTTGATAGTTTCGTAATCCTAAGTTAACTGAAATTATCAATCCGATCGGATGGATATAGTCTCATTGTACTATATTGCACAATATGGCAGAAATCTTTAATTTCCGTCAAATATGTGTTTAAATGGGTTATATTCAACTATAATCGACTTTTCTTCATAAATCATCCTAACCCTACGCACCATACTAACCATAATTTGTCAATTATCTACATTTCTAATATAATTCTCATAGCACTTGGTGGAGGAATGTAGATGCCTAGCTCTAAGCCTGAAATGAGATTCGTTATAGACGAGGATTTCCTTAAAGATATTGAGGATTTCCGTTATAAGTATCGCTTTGCTAGCCGGGCTGAAGCCATGAAGTGGTTAATGAGATGGGCGCTAGATCAGAAGGCGGTTCCACCCCCAAAAAGAAAAGACGAGGATTATTAGCAGCATCCCCTCACGCCCCTCTAGCGTCCCCGTGGTGAGGTTTAATTTCCTGGGGAATAGAGAGGGAAGGGGAGATAGAAAAGCCCCGGTGTGAGCCGGGGCGGCGGGTGGGTATTTATTAATTTGGTTTAGCAAGATGCATTCTTGCATGACAGGAACGGCATAAAACCACTACATCTAAAAATGTCTCTCGTCCTCTGTTATCGTAATTCCGATGGTGAACCTGCAATTGGTGGGGTTCGTTGCAAACTTGGCATTTGTTATTAGCATTTAACAGGGCTTTATCTCTGAAATGCTTCCAGTGTTCTGTCTGCAAATACTCTTGATAAGGTATGGCAGTAAACCATTCTATGAGTTGTTTGTATAGTTTTTCAATTTCAGGATTAGGGACGGGAAACGGATCTGGTTTTTTAATATTTAATTCTGAGTTATTTATTTCCTGGATTAGTTCGATGCCCTTATTGCGGCAATAGTTTATCCATTTGTCGCCATCGTTTAAATATCTCATAAAGGGACCTCTGCTTGGCCCATGCAAAAAAGCGGGTAATGCCCATATGTAGGTTTTGTATGTAGGAAAAGGTTTATAATCAGCATCATGAACCTCTTGGGCGTAGTTAGTTATTGCCTGTTTAATCTCTTCCTCGGTGTGAGTTTTTAATGCTATTCTCATAGTTCTGGGCAATCTGGCAAGGGTTGGTTTATGTTTGATGATCTTCTGAGCGTTCCAATGTTCAAGTATTCGCAAGCCTACTTCATCAAGTTCCTCCCGGAGACGTTCTATCTTTAGTTCTTTGTTTCTTTCCGGTAATTTAGTTTCAATTAATTTATTATTCATAAATATACCTCCTAAAATATTTAAGAAAGAATACCCCTAACAACCCCAAGAAAGAACGTCAGTGCTTGGGGTTCTGTTCTCTGTTGACTTAGGAACGTCCTGTTATCTGTTACTGTTCTCTGTTAGTAGTACACCCGGTGTTATAGGTAGTAGGTACATGGGGTGTCATAGGTTTTCCCTTAACCTAGTACACCGGGTGATATAGGTTAATCTTTGTGGCGCGGGTTATTAAGCCATTCCTTAAAATCTTTCATAACGTATATATTGGCTTTCCCGTTAGCCTTTTTAATTTCTATGTACCCCATCTGCTCAAGGTCCTGGAGATGGTCAGTTATTGTTCTGCGGTCAATACCAAAACAATCGTCGCTTATAGCATTGATGGATGGAAAACAAGTGAGCTTGTCCTTGTCAGATCGGCTAAGAAGACTGACGTAGATCATGAAGTCAATCATATCCATTTCGGTCTTTTCAATTGTCCGGGTTTCATGGGTTCGATGGTTGACGGCAGTTCGCCTTGCGGTGGGACGATTGCGTTTTCCGTAGTCTCGCAACCATGTAAAATAGATAGCATTGATCGGTAACAGGTTTTCTTTTTTGGCCATTAAAATATACCCCCGTTTAAGGTACAACCTTCCGTTTGATAATTAAATTAGCGGGCGTCCGGCAAACGGAACCGGGTTTCGGATGGGTTAATTACTCCCTTCCTAGCCCGCTAAATCTATTTTAACCCTATAACGCGGGGTTTACAAGCTACTGAGGCCTGATATTTTGGGTTACTGAGGGATTCGCTTTATTAAAACATAGGCTCCTTTAAATACCGTTGCTATTTCTTTTTTGAGTTCTTCAATGGTTTTGCCGGTTTGTATTTTAATCTGCCGGGAAAATGCGTCCTCTTTCTTATCTGTCACGGCAATTCTCCTTCCTGCTGAGGAATGTCTAGCTTCTCTAAAACATCCCGGAGAGAATCACCAATTAATTTTCCTCTATTTTCACAACAAGCTAAAAGTTCTGCTGCTTGATGTTCTTCATATTGGTTTAATGCTGCATTTGCCGCTTCCATTAGTTCGGCCAAAGATACACCCATTGTTGAGGCCATTTGTATTAATTCGTTTTGAAATTCAGAACTTAACTCTTCAAAAACTAGCATATTGGTTTCCACCTCCTGGAGTTATTATATCTTACTGAGGAAGCCCCTGGATTAACCAAGGGCTTTAATCTTGGCATCCAGAACCTTCATCGAAACATGGGTGTACACCTGGGTTGTAGCAATACTCTCATGCCCCATGAGCTCCTTAACCTCGATAATGTTCATGCCTTTGTCCAGCAAATGCGTGGCAAACGAATGGCGTAGAGCATGAGGCCAAACAACCTTCTTTTTCTTGCCAACCTGGATAAATACCTGAGTGTTGATGCTCTGCCGCTCTATCATAGCCCGTACATACCGCTTATTTAAAGCCCCGCCCTTGAAGGTACAGAAGAAGCTCTCGCTCTGCTGAGGCCGCACGCTTGCCCATTGACTGAGCCATTCCATGAGCGAAGGGCCAATAGCAATCATTCTATCCTTTGAGTTCTTGCCTTCCTGGACATAAATCTGGCCGGTTTCAATATTTACATCTGAGACTTGGAGATCGCATAACTCTTGCACTCTGAGGCCGGATTTGTACAGGGTTTCCAAGATAACGCGATTGCGGAGCCCGATAAAGCACTTGGTATTGAGCTTGGAGACTAACTGAGCAAATTTTTCCTCACTGACTACCTTGGGAAGTCTCTTGGGTTTGCGCTTTTTCCCGCTGCCCTTAACCAGGGAGAATTTTTTACCGTACTGAGGGACTGAGGGAATCTCCTGCTGAGGCATTGCGCCCGCCGCCTCCAGGACATTTATCTGTTCCTGAGTGAGTTGTACCATCATGTTAATCCTGCCTCCCTTCAGCGAGATTAATAGCCTTGCTTATGACCTCAACTACCTCACTCGTATCATAACCGGTTAACATCCTCATTGTCCTGAGATAGCCAGATGCTATCTTTAAGGCCGATAACATAACTTCGTTTGTGGCAGTCAACTGGCTACACTCTTCAGCCAACTTGCTAAAAGTTTCATCCGATACCATATTAATCCTGCCTCCCTTCGGCCAGGGCGAGGGCTCTGCCTATCTCGCAAAAATTGGCATGCGGCTGGCCGCTCCACAGGAAATTGCTTTTCAGCTCCCGCCTTTGTTCTTCGCTGAGGGCGTCATATTCGGCTTTCTCAAAATGCAGTTCGATTTTTAGGGTTTCGCGGTTAAAAATATATGGTCTTGCGGTTAAAATGGTCATTGTTGCGCACCTCCCGGATTAGCATAACTCATAATGGGCAAACCCTCGTTTACTGAGCCACGCTTTAAAACGATTTCCATTATGCGGTCTTTGTGGATAAAGCCTTCTCTTTGGGCGCATTCATCGGATAGGGTATAAAACACCTTTACGGTTGTACTGCCGAAATGCTCTCCAAGTTCGCAGCCGGTTATAGTGGCGTTTTGATCTCTGAGACTGTGATCGATTAGGTTTTCAAACACTTTGAATTCTTCTAACATAAACAAAACCCCTTTCCTCTGTCTGTCCTAAACTTGACTCCTACTGAGGTCCGGGGTAAACTGAGCTTGCGAGGGCTACAGGTCCCCGGACTTGTACTCTGGATTAGCTCCGGCCGGCAGGCTGGGGCTTTTCCGCTTTAGTGCGCTGTCTTTCTTCGGCTCTGCGCTGGCGAAGTTTTGCCCAGCATTCTTTGCAAAGCCCCTGTCTAGCGTAGTAGCTCAAATCAAGTGTCAGTTCTTTTCCGGTTGTCATCATGTCCATGTTCTGGAAATGTCCGCAACTCATATATACATCCCTATTGCTGTGTTCAAAATTCATCCTTTCACCACCTCTCCCGGTTGCCCGGACTATTTTTGATCTTACTGAGGCCTTAGTCTTGGGATATTTTGACTGCTGCTGAGGCTTTCCCTCCCGCCCGGGCACTTCTCAATGCCCGGAAAGCAGGGAAGCTATCTATTTTTTACGATTTTCAAATCGGGGTATTCTCCGCATTGGATACACTCCAAAATGTATCCAAAAGTCATTTCTTTCCACTCGGTGTCCCTTGCTTTGGTTTGGTCACCGAATAGCCCACACAGACAGGAGTTGGGATTTGGCTCGGATGAGTATGTCCAAATATCTAGGTCAGGCGTAAGCCCCACATACCCGTGAGACAAATTTAGCGCTGTTTCCTCAACTTCTACAATTTTTTTCCAAAGTTCAATTTCAGTAATTTTCATTCCAATCTCCACCTTTCAAAATCCCGGTCTATCCGGTATTCCCAGTGTTAGTAGCGCGGTATCAGGCTGTAGCCGTCCCGGTCGTATCTGATGCCGTCAACCCGGGCAAAGGCCCATCTGTCACCATTGGATTCCTCTTTGATTAGCCTGGCGCAAATAGCCCGCTCTGTTTTGGTCCCTTCGTATTCCTCGACTGTCCCGTTTTCGCCTTCGCCTGATACGATTACGATTTGTTTGGCCTTTTCTAGTGTTTCATTCATTCTTAATTCCTCCCTTTTCGTTTTTCGTAATATCTTTTATTAATTTCTTTGACTTTATTTGGGTGGAGTTTACGCCATTTTCCCATATACTTCCGGTTGTAGTTAGCAAGTTTAGTCTTGTTTTTTATTCGATATTTTGATAGCCTCGCGTTGTATTTTTCACGATTTTTACGCTGCCAGTCTATTGTATCTTGGATGTGCTTTGCCCTTTTGTCGGGGTCTGAATAGTATTTTTTGTTGTACTCTCGCCTGCAAATACGACATGGTGAGACAAAATTTTTAAACCGGTTTCGCGGAAAAAAATCAATTGTTGCGGGATAGGTGTTTCCGCATTTTTTACAGAGCTTAACGTCCACCCTAGTCTGCATAGGACCAGGCATACTTATCTGTGTCCCAATATAGCTCCTCTGCCTTAGCTTCACATTCCTCGTTGGTTTCGCCGTTAATCTCGTTGACCAAAATCAAATTGTTTTCCAGGTCCCCGTTTTCGATGTCGTAAATTTTTAATGTCAACATTTTTTATTCCTCCCTTTTCTTTTCCAGATTCGCCGTTTGTTGCTTAAATCCTACCTAACTGGAGCGTAAGCCCCATATGCCTGTTGCCACTTGCTGAGCTTGTTTTTCCACCTGCGCTCTGCCTTGAGGTCGCCAGTTGCCCGGGCCTCTTTGAGCTTAGTGATTATGCGGTCGTATTCTTGGTTCATCGGGTGCCGCCTCCTTGTGTTTTGCTTATAACTAATTATAGCATGGTTACTACATACCGTGCAAGTAAAAAGGTATTATATTTTAAAATAAATTTGCAATAAAATAACCGGCCCTTTCTTTATTGGAGCCGGTTTAGGTTACTACCTTTATTCTGCCTGCTTGAGCTTACGTTTTATTCGCTTGATCTCTCTTTCCATTCCCTCCCGGATTATATCAGCCTGGGTAATATGATCCTCTTTGGGTAGACCTATATTGTATCTATCTATCACATCAAGCAGCCGGTCTTTTAATTCCGGTTCTATTCGTATGTGGATGGTCTGCAATCCTTCTTTGGGTTTATTGGGCATGTTATTCACTCCCTTTCATTGCCAGTATATCATGGTAGGTAGTAACCGGGCAAGCAACATACAAACACCCTGCCTTGAGCACAAGAGCCGCCTATCCTTCTTCTTTCTTTTATATATTTTCTTTCTTTTTTTAATCGCGCTCAAATGTATCTATCATAACCCAATATAGCACGCCGATTAGCGGGAGAACCAAGCTTGTAGTAGCGGAGCGCCACGAGACTATGCCCTATAGATACCATACCACGCCGCGACCTAACAACCTGATGCTGGATAGGGTAGGAGCAGCCTACTATCATAGACCATGTTGGCCAGTGTGCCAGGTGCCCACTACCAGGCAGACAGCCTATGCTATGGCTATTCATTAATGTTAATGTATAACTATAAGTTATAGTAAGCGTTATATAACAATACATTATACTGTAATCATGCAGTGCATATTATTACAAAATGTAATAGATTAATAAGACTGTTGTGTTATAACCAATGGTTATAGTTGATAAGGAATTGGGAAGTATAACTAAAGGTTATGGAAGAGCAGACGGCAGGCTCAGTTACTTAGGGATGAGCACAAGGTTGTGCACACCCAATACACCGGGCATAGAGCCATATGAGCCGGTCGAACGGAGCTCCTTAATAAGCGAGAGAGAGGCCGGCGACTGACATGGGTCAAGGTGATGCCATACGTCAGCCCTTATTATATAGTATAGCCCAATATATCGGGCTTTTGTCTGGTTGATTATAGCAGGCTCATATATAGTACCTTTAATATGTATTTTAGGTATTATATTTGCTTTGCAAGCTTGTTTACGCAGGCCTTTTGTATATTCGCTGTTTAATTTCCAGTTTTGATGCTCATATTGGCATAGGTTTTGCGCTTTTGCTCCTTCTTTGACTGCCTGGTGGGCCGTTCGCAGTCGGCGCCAAGTGCCTTTTGTTTTCGGCCAGGGGTAGGGGGGGGGATCAGACAGCGCGGGCGGGAGAGACTCCCCTCACAAAAATTACTCTCACACATGGGCTTTCAATAAAAACTTAGCGGAAAAGGTGGGCAAAAATATAGGGTGGTGAAAAATAGTAGACTTTTGAGGTATTTTTAGAGAATTATAGTAGATTCCCATATAAGTTCATGTGCTATATTATAGGGGGGACGACAGGCAAGGCGCTCAGGCGCGAGGAAAATATAAGCAAAATTAGCTCCGGAGAAAAACCGGGGCTTTTTGTTTTGCTGAAATCAAAATCATGTAGTTCTACTAATTAAGTCTAATATGCAGAATTACATGTTTTGAGAGAAGAATCCTTTGGTATTGGTACTTTGATGGCAAAAAACATGGATTACTAGAAATAAATGGGAAAAGCGGCTCAAATGCCGAAGAAAAGAGAGGTGTGGCAATTGGGCAAACAAAACAACATGAATAAGATTTGTAAAGAAGTCTTGACAAGGGAATTTGATCCAAATACAGGAGAGGTTTTTAGGCAACACAAGAAGCAGCAGTTTGTAGCCTCAAAGTTCGATCCTGCCAAAGGCTACTTGTGGCGTTCAAGGGATGGAGTTAAATCTTTCTTTGACATTCCCTTTCCAGAAGCAATGTCGATGATTGACAGGGGAAGGATGGCCACGCTGTCAAAGCACATGTGGGGCGACACAAACATGCTAGGGTATCGTGGTTTTGGTCGGATTAAGCCATATGATATTGATGGCATAGGCCGGTTGGTAGACCTAAATCCAAAGCAATCAGAGTTGTTTGTAAGGCGAATGCAGAAGTATACAGTCATAAAATGCATCCCTGTCCCTTTTGGGGAAAAGATAGAACTTCAGTATTATGTGAACCCCTTATATTATTTTAAAGGTCCAAGGTTATCCGGGAACTTATACGAACTGTTCCATGAAGAAATGGAGAAATATGTTCCCGAGTGGGTAAGGATAGCATTTTCAAAATCTGACGAATCATAAAAATAAATAAGGTGATAAAGGCCGTTCTTTCGGGAGCGGCTTTTTTCATGCCCGGAAATAGGTGATTGCAAGCCGAAAAGAGGTAAATCCTGCCTTCTGTTCCGGGCATTTATCGTGGATTGACCAATACGAAAGGATGGTATTGATGATTATTGATCAGGAGTTCAGGAATCTCATTCCCCGGTTGGCAGTGGATGAGTATGAGCAGTTAGAGAAAAACATTGTTGCGGAAGGGTGCCGAGATGCGCTAGTAGTTTGGGCGCAACCCATAATGTATGATACTGGGTATTGTCGTGATTGTTGCGAAGATGTTGCAGTTGAGTTCGGACCAGGCGGCAATTGGGAGTGCCCTAAGTGCGGTTATGGAATTTATCCCATGGAAGAAATACACATTTTGATTGATGGACATAACCGATATGACATTTGCCAAGATCATGGCATTGAATTTAAAACAATAGAGATGGATTTTGATAGCCGCGACGAGGTAATTGACTGGATAATAAATAACCAATTGGGCCGACGTAATTTAACTCCGGCGAATCAAAGTTATCTTCGGGGTTTGCAATACGAGAGAGAAAAAAAGAAAATTCCTAATGAGCAAGGGATAAACCAATTTAGCGAGGTTGAAGGCAAAAATTGCACCCAACCTAAAACGGCTGAAAGATTGGCTGAGCAGCACAATGTTTCTCCTCGAACCATCAAAAATGATGCTGAATTCACTAGGGCCGTGGACACTATAACTCAAAACACTACACCCCAAGTAAAACAGCAAATTCTTAACCATGAGATTCCGGTGACTAAGAAGGATACTTTGGAACTAGCGAAGGCCGAACCCGAAGTACAGCGGCAAGTTATTCAGGAAGTGGCAACCGGTGAATCAAAAACGGTTAAGGAAGCCATAGAGAAGAAAACCCCGCATGTTGCCTATAATTCCGGTAACAACGAATGGTATACACCTTCGCCGTATATAGAAGCGGCCAAGGAGGTAATGGGTGATATAGATTTAGATCCGGCCAGCAGTGAAGTTGCTAATAGGGTAGTAGGCGCGAAGCAGATATTTACTATAGAGGACAACGGATTAGAACAAGATTGGACTGGCCGCGTTTGGATGAATCCCCCATATGCGGGGGAGTTAATTCCTTTGTTCTGTGATAAACTGGTTAATTATTTTGCGACTGGTGATATTCAGGAAGCGATTGTTTTGGTGAATAATGCCACAGAAACCGCTTGGTTTAATACCCTTATTGGCCAAGCAAGTGCAATTGTGTTTCCGAAAGGCCGGGTTAAATTCTATACTCCCGGTGGCTCTATTGGAGCGCCTTTGCAGGGGCAGGCAGTTGTTTATTTTGGAGAAAACCCTGATAAGTTCCTATCCTGCTTTATGCAGTTCGGCTGGGGGGCGATTCTCGGTGAGTAGTGCTTTTCGAGAAACGCTTCGAGTGGGTAAAATTGGCGAAAGCAAAATAGCGCAGTATTTTATTGGGAAGGGCTACAATGTCCTTCCTGTTTACGAGATAGAGATTGATTCCGGGAAAGGGCCGCAATTGTATACCCCGGAAGAACAATTAATAGCACCTGACATGCTGGTTTTTAAGATGGAAAAGTGTTTTTGGATTGAAGCCAAGCATAAAACGGCCTTTACCTGGCATCGTAATACGCAAAGATGGACAACCGGTATAGACTTAAAGCATTATGGGCATTATTGCCGGGTTGACGATTGTACTCCATGGCCGGTGTGGTTAATGTTTTTGCATAAAGGTGGGCAAGCAAAGGATTCTCCTGCCAATTCTCCTGCTGGATTGTTTGGCAATGCTTTAGAGTTTTTGCGAAAAAACGAAAACCATCAAAGCCCCAATTGGGGTAAATCTGGCATGGTTTATTGGAGCAAAGATAGCTTAAAGTTTATTGCCCCAATTGAGCAGTTTCCGTAGTTTCGGTAGCAGGTACTTCCTCGGAAGACTTGACTCCATAGCTCATCTGCCAAGCGCAGAAGGAGTAACGGCAGCGTGTAAGCGGTGCCAGCATAGCAACCAAGAGAGGGTGCGCACCGATGGTCACTGTATAGTGGCAGGGTTAAGCGCAAGGCATTGAGGGAACCGCCTACGCACCTGGGAGGAAAGCATCGGCCTTGAGGTTGCGAATCTAATTTCCCCGCACAGAGTAACCGTCCCGCTATCCGGGAGTCGGCGAAATTACGGGGATGTGGGCTTGCTCATGTGCAGGCCCCGCGCGGTAATCGGCCCTGTCCCTTTGTCATTTAGCAGGAGGGGCAGGGCTTTGATATTGTGATGGCTTCTACTCATAGTAGAAAGCGTACAGAAGTTTTTGCCGTTGAACTGTATCAACGGTATTTGTGCCGGGTTGGTCCATTGGCGTGGTCACTCCCCTTGTAAGGGAGCATAAGGAGGTTCGATTCCTCCACTCGGCTCCATTGGGAGGTAGTTCAGTGGTAGAACATGCGGCTTTGACCCGCAATGCGAAAGTTCGATTCTTTCCCTCCTAACCATGTGCCGGTCTGGTGTAATTGGTAGCATTTCAGTCTCCAAAACTGAGGGTAGAAGTTCAATTCTTTTGGCCGGTGCCATGTTTACAAAATCCCCCTCATTTGAAAACAAGGATTTCGCTATTTCGTTCGGTGGAAATAAGGAGGGACTAAACCTGAAACAAATCACAAAAACGGCTTATCTCTACTATTTATCAAAAGGCGTTTGGGTTCGCCGTACCAAAAACCGGTTCTGGCTTATGGGCATTCGTGACAAGGAAGCCCAATATCTAGCCGATGAAAGGGCAGGTTTAAAGGAGGGATAACTATGTTTGATGGCGGCGGCGGCATGTATTCAGAAGGCGACTATTGGCTCAGTGTTGAGGAAATACAGGGTTAGGAGGGCGTAGCCGTGAAGGATGATTTTGAGGAAACAGAAAAACTGATAAACATTTTATTTATTTTATCGACTATTATTGGCATCCTATGTATCGCTATTGCTATTCATGGATAGCACTTTCCCCGGTAAAAATGCAAAGTACAGTTGGCAAAATAGACTTTAACAACGGAATAAACTTCCGGTGCTTATTAAAATAAGTGACCGGATTTTTTAATTAAGGAGGCTATGAGATGGATGAACTTAAAATGACGATTGACGAAATGATCAGCACTCTGGATGGTGCCTGCGGGAGGCTTTTGGTTGCGGCTATGAAAGATTCGACTGTCCGTGAGGCTATGGAGATGGTGACAAAGGTATCTATTGCCCTCGGCGAGATGGGCGAAGAGGAGGGTTTATGAGCAGTGAAAAAGATACTTTAGAACACCGCGAAAAGGTAATCGGCATAGCGAAGCTTATTATGGGACAGTTGATTGAAAGCGTAATGAAACACGACGAATCCAAGATTCAGGAGCCGGAGGTAAGTATTTTTGACGAATACACTTCAAAGTTAAAAAACACCACATATGGCTCGGATGAGTATAAGGGCTACTTAAAAGAAATGGGTAAAGCCCTTGAACATCATTACAAAGCAAACCGGCATCACCCGGAGCATTTCGAGAACGGAATACGGGGCATGAACCTGGTGGACTTAGTAGAAATGTTTTGCGATTGGTGGGCCGCAAGCATGAGGCATAATGACGGCGACATTCGCAGAAGCATTGAGATAAATCAAAGCCGGTTCGGGTATTCGGATGATTTGAAGGCAATTTTAATGAATACTGTAAGCCTATTTAATATGTAAACCTGGGGAGGTGTTCGCCATGTCAGAGGGACGAAAGAAGCAATCCTTAGCATCGCTGGTATTCTCGCCTTTGATGGCATGGTGCTTGCTTTGCTATGGTGTTTGGTCCGAAAGGTAAGGAGGTTTTGACATGTGTAAAAACTGTCCTGCGAGTGATAGTTGCCCAGGGATGCTAACTCCCTGTCCGTATGGTGTAAGGTGGTGGCCCCTCTCTCCGGAGAGGCAATAAACGTCAAAAACGGGCGGTTAAGAGCCAACGGGCATGGGTTCATTTCCTCCGGCTCATGTCCGGCCCGTTTTAATATTTAGGTCTTTGTGGGTTAGGTCCAGGCTAGGTTTAAGGCCTGATTTTTTGACGGCCACAAACTTGATTGTCAGGGGCGGGAGACAGGTCTGGATGGGTATTGGAGGCGGTTACTATGGCAACAACAAAGGTTTTGACGTACACCCTGCCGGAAGTATGCGAGATGTTGGGTATAGACCACGAGCAGGGCAAGCGTCTGATTAAAACCAATAAATTCCCTTTCCCTGTCATTCAGGTGGGTTCAGGCCATAGCGAAAAGAGCATGAGGTATCTCATAGCCCGGAAAGTGGTAGACGATTTCATGTTCGAAGGCAAGAACACTCATTTGACGGAAGCCAAGAACCAGAATTTAGGCAGGCCTCGCAGATGGGAAAAGGGCGAGTTTGTAAACTGGAATATGCGTATCCCGGCAGATCTGGCAGAAGCTTTTAATTTTATTGTGGATCAGATGAATAAAGATTCGGCTGCTCCGTTGACTTACACTGATGCCCGGTTGCTGGCATTCCAGGAGTTCATTGAGCGCAGGCCGATAAGAACAGAGTAGTAAGAGGGTGATATGCAATGCCTGCAACAAACAAAAAGTGCTGTATCTGCGGCACTGCATTAAAACGCGGTAATTACCGCAATATTGACGGAGAATTGTACTGCTATCCTTGCTATCAGGCGGGAGAACACTTGGGAAAACCCAAGGTGGTTGATCCCGAAGTTCTGCCGCCGTCCCTGTTGGACAACCCATTCTTGCAGCGGGCGAAGGTAAATCCATTGGCAGAAGTCGAGGAAAAGATTCTGCTTCAGGGCAAAACTGATACTTTGGCAGAAGTGGTCCGGCAGTTTGAGCAGTTGCGAGATATTGCCGCTGCTATGGGCAAAAAGAACGACATTTACCATGTTTCCCGGATAGACAGGTATTTGCAGGAAGTCCTTGATATTATCACTTCTGATGATGCCATTCACGCCTTAACCGGCAATATCATCGAGAAAATGGGCGCAGGTGATCTACGAGAGGTCCGGGCACTCATTCAGACGGTCAAGGACCTGGCAGAGACAAAGGAATTGCTTTCTCAGAGCTTCGACGATGGGCGTTTGGGAGGGCAGCGCAAACATTTGAAATTGTCATTAGCCTTTACCAATGCCGATGGCTCTATGATGGCGGCGGCGAAGGTGGAGACGTAAACAAACTATTCAGCAATTCTTAATAGTTGAGACTGACCGTATAAGCGGTCTTTTTTTATGCCCTTCAAGGCAGGTGATCTCATGGCAAAAGGTGGCGACAAATTTAATAATCCCAATGGCGAGCGCCGGGACCGCGTACAAAGGGTGAATAATCGCCTTAAAACGCAGATAGAGGCTAATTCAGGCGGCAAGTTGAGTATATGTAAGGAGTGCGGTAAGCCCTTTGAACAGAAGTGGATGCCGCAATTGGAGAAGTTCACGCAGTATAATTCCTGCGATAAGTGCCGAACTGCTGTAGCCAGGGGGAATAGTAAGGCCACGATAGCCTATATGCCGCATCCTGGGCAGAAGTTAATCCACGAGAGTAAGGCGCGATTCAAAGTCATAGCAGCTGGCGCAAGATGGGGAAAAGACCGCTGCATGATAATGGAGTTTATCACGAAATTTGCCGAAATGCTCAGCGAAGAGCGCGGACCTGACATGGTTCCTTCGGTTCATGGCTGGATTATAGCACCCACCTACATTCTTGCCCGGCAGGTTTGGCGTGAGTTAAAAGCCTTTTTCCCCCGGGAGTGGGTAGAGAACTATTGGGAATCCGATAAGATGATTCAGACCGTCAACGGTGGCATGATTGAGGTCCGTTCAGCTGATGACCCTAATTCGCTGGTTGGTGTTGGTATTGACATAGTGCTCATCACCGAAGCAGCCCGAATAAGGAATTTTGATGAGGTTTGGTCAAATATTGAAATGCGTCTTGCTTCCCCTGGACGTGGTCCGAATGGGCAAGGTGGATTGGGGCTTATAAACGGGACCCCACGAGGACTCGGGTTTTATTATGACATGTTCAAGTGGGGGCAAAAAGACACCCCTTACTACGATGAGGATTGGGAATCTTGGCAGTTTAGCTCATGGGATAATCCTTATCTTGTGCGAAAGGATAAGAAATTCCTTGAGGGCATCAAGCGCCGCTTCCCGGCCAGAATTTACGAGCAGGAGGTTATGGGCCAGTTCCTTCCCGAAGGCAATTGCATGTTCCCCTATGCCGATGAATGCGCTATTTATATCGGTGATGGCATGGTGGAACCGGGAGAAACCTATGTAATTGGCTATGACCCAGCTAAGTCTATTGACTATTCAGGGGTTGTGGTCCGCAACGGTAGGGGCGAAACGGTTTATATTAAGCAATGGTCTGGATGGGGTTGGGATAAGCAGTTTGATGAAATAGCGAGGCTATCACGCATTTATAACCATGCTCCGGTCGTTATGGACAGAACCGGCTTAGGCGAGACTATCCCTTCCCAACTTACCAAGCGGGGAATGGAGGTTGAAGATGTATTTTTCTCTCCCAAAGAGAAGGAAAACATGGTCAACAACTTGGCTATGCTAATTGAGCAACACCGCATCAGTTATCCCAAGTTCGAGCCATTACTGCTTGAATTTAAGGATTATCAGTATTCAATCTCACCGAAAACCAAGTCTATTAGTTTCGGCAACGCTTCTAAGAACGGCCATGACGACCTTGTAACGGCTATGATGCTGGCTTACAAGAACTTTGACCTCTTGGAAGAAGGATTGCCGTTCATGGGATTGATAGGCGGGGTAAATCACCGGAAAAAGACAGCGTAATCAAGTTTGTGCGGCGCAGGTTTCGGCCTGTTACGGGCTCCTTTGCCTCCGGGAGCCCTGCCGCGCAGATAATTTTATTGGGGAGGCGAATAAAAGATGGAGGCGGTAAAAGATGGAAGGCGAATATGGCGATGCAGTTATCGGCGTTGATTTAGCCATCGGCCCAGACTATTCGGTAATGAGTGACGGAACTATAATGGTTAATCCTGAATGGGAGGCATCGGATGAATGTACAAAACAACCGAGATCCAGGACGTTTCAAGGCCGATATGTAAGAGGTACGTTGCGCATGTCGAGGTTGATAAGAAGAATAAGACTGCGGTTAAACGGATGATCGAGGACGCTACCGACGAGGTGCGTAAGTCAAATAATCCAGTTCATGTGGTTTGGCTTTATGTTTGGCGTAAGGGCAAATTAATGTGCCGTACAATGTGGGTGGATAAGACATTTACGGAGGCCCCATTGCCAAAACCGCTGAAGTTTAACGACCACATAGGAGAAATCGGAATAGTTTGGATGTAGGCCCGCAGTAGCGGGCTTTTTTGATGGAGAAATAAGGAGGCAAAACTTATGAGATATGACCAGGTTGACCAAGCGTTGGAGTTCTTGGATGATGATTCTTTTATCGTTCTTCAGGTGCCCTATTTTCGAGACATTCAGTTAGTCAGATGGTATTTGCGAGAAAAATTAGAAAAGGCAATAATCGAATCTAGGCCAGATGGGATTATGCTTGCTGGTAACAGACATATTTTAATAGAGGCAATCGGTGGTGGTGCCTGCGGATATGGCGTTGGTGCTAACAAGTGTTTTTTTATTGACCGCGACCACGATAGGTCTTATATGGACAGGTTGGAGGTGACGGGATGCGTATAGCCATTTTAACCCCGGCCTTTTACCAGGACGTTTCCGAGCTCAGCGGTGAGGATTATATCGTATTCGGCGGGTCGGAACGCGTTACATTGGACTTCTGCCACTTCCTGCAATCTCGTGGACATAGCGTAACATGCTATCAGTACATTAACAACATCCGCGACGGCAAGCGCATTCCCTGTGGCCAGATAACAAAATACTACGATGGCATACCGTTCATTATCCTGCCGGACACTTCATGGCAGTTCAACACAAATCCGCTGCTCAATATGAAGTTCAACGAGTGTTTTGTCGGTAATTATGATCTGGCGATCTACTGGACAACCTACATGGCTTACCCCTATGCGGTCAGCCCGTCAATCGCTATCTGTCACGGCATTTATTGGGATTACCCCTATGCTGATGCTTGGAGTGGTGACGAAAATCATCGTAAGGAATTTATGAACCGGCAACTACAGGGATTCGCTAATCCCGATATGGTAGTCAGCGTGGATAGCAATACCAAGAGAGTCATGCAAGCCCTTAAGCCGGGCTTAGAGCGCAACATCGAAGTCATATACAACTACGTTGACACAGAGAAATTTAAGCCGCTAGAGCCAGATAAGAGAGATTGGGAACGGCTCAAGGTGCTATTCCCTCGACGATTAACCCTACTCAGGGGATGTAACGAATTTATCCGGGCCTCAACCGAGTGTCCGGATTTTGATTTTCTGGCAGTTGGGCAGGGCTCAGACCCCGGCGCTTATGCAAAGCAGCAGGAATGGGGCGATACGACCAAAAACCTGCGTTTTGTCTGGAAGCCGCTTGACGGCATGGAGGAAATATATCAGCAGTCGGACTTGGCGGTGATTCCAACGAAAGCCTGTGAAGGAAGCTCGTTGGCGATGATCGAGTCCATGGCTTGCGGCCTGCCCACTATTACTACTCATGCGGGTGGCTTGACTGACGCGAACATAGACGGCTATAACACGATAATCTTTGACCCGGTTAAAAATAATCTATCAGAGATCATCAAGTGGTTAGCCGCGAATCCTGAAGCCCGCGAGGTAATGGGCAAACGTAACCGGGAGATAGCCCGTGATTGTTTTGATATTGAGATTTGGAAGCAGCGGTGGAATCAAGTTCTAGTACAGTTTGGGGCGTGATGCCATGAAGAGGATTAATTTTTATGTACCTTCGAGTGGTCCGTATAAAAGCATACTTGACGCGCTTATAGGCCCCATACAAGAGTATTTGCCCGACTTTTCTGCGGAAAAAAGAGTGATGCCCGAGAGTATAAATGTAGGATTCTTTCTGGTTGACAAAGGGTGTCAGGTGTTTATTCCTCATGGCATCGCTGATAAAAACTATCGCAATGCTGACAAGGTGAAGGACTTTGATTATGTCTTTGTTTCTGGTCCTGCCTGGGTTGATAAGTTAGTCAGACAGGGCTTCCCTCAAAGTAAAATCCTTGTCGGAGGCTATACCAAGCTTGACCCAATATTCCAAGGCAAATACAAAGCGGCTCCCCGTGATAAGCCGCGCGTGCTCTATGCTCCTACTCATGGAGCGATTGAGGAAATATCACTTCAAGGTAGGTTCGATAATGAGCTCAAAAAACTACGGGAGTTCTACGATGTGATAGAGGCCCCACACCCGGCAATTTCAAAAGGCAATGTAACCATGCAGGTTTTGGTTGATGCTGATGTGGTGATCAGTGATGCTGGCAGTCTGGTGTATGAGGCTTGGACATTAAACAAGCCGGTGGTATTCCCTTCCTGGTTGCTGAAAAAGGGTGTAATGAAGTGTTTCCCTGGTTCTTTTGAGGACCAAATATACTGGGAAGAAATCGGCTATCATGCCTGGAGTAGCACAAACCTTTTGGATTGCGTAAAACGGGCTTATTTAGGCGGCATAGACAGTAAGGCAGGGGAGTTTATTGAGGGCGTATTCCCCAAAACATTAAGGGGAAACAGCGGAGAAGAAACAGCAAACTTATTGAGGAGGGTTGCAGGTGTTTAATCATCCAGGATTTATAGAGGAATTCAAAGAATTGGTAAAGGAGCTTAATGTTCATTCGGCCCTGGAGATTGGTTGTCGGTCAGGTGAATTGTCACAAACAATCGGGGCAGATGGGATTGATATTGACCCGCAAGTTGAGAGCGTAATCAAGGCCGATGTAATGGAGTTTGAGCCTGACAAAAAGTATGAACTGGTTTATTCTTCTGGGTTGCTGGAGCATTTCGCGCCGGAGAAAGCAGTTGATGTTATCCAGCGTATGGCCGGTATGAGCAGAAGATATGTGCTCAACTTTGTGCCCAATAGCGGGTGCGTGCCTTACATGAAATGCAAAGCCCAAACTAAAGCCGAATGGAAAGACGAGCTTGATTATGTGCAAGAAACCCTGAACGAATTGCATGTTCAGGCGGGATTGAAAATTGTTAAGTCGGGTTTTGCTGGCGGCGAGTGGGCCGCGTTGTTTGGCCCAGAACCAGCAGGGGAGCCGTATCTAGTTTGGACGCTGGCGCGAAAGAAAGTCGGGCGGGAAAAGTAACCCGGAAAGGTGGCGATTGAATGGTGTTTTGGAATAAATTCAGGAAGCGGACCAGGGCTGAACCGGAAACAGCGATCCCGACTGGGCGCGTCAGTTCGGTTGGCAATAGATACGGGCGAACAACGCTTTCCCCTCATCGTTCTCGGGTTGCAGATACGCTTGAAACCTTACGCAGAATTCCGGAGCAATCAAGAGCCTTAAAATTTCTTAAAAAAATTAATCCTGATGTGTCGATGGGTATTTGGAACTTTGTCAGGCTTGCCAACCAGGGGCACGAGATGGCCTTCTATGCTCCTGGAACAAAAAATAGAATGTCTGATATTGAGGATGAATGGCGCGCCTTTGCTTCTCGTATTAACCAAATTTCCAATGCCGGGATGGATGGCCTTGTGGATGTTTTGCATCAGTCTGCTTATCTGCTGGGTGCTCAGGGCTTAGAGGTTGAAGTAAGCGAGGATCGAACCGATATTGTGGACGTTCATCCAATTATCCCGCAGACAATTGAATGGGAGTTGGAAGAACGCAATGGCCGGCAGACATGGATACCTTATCAGGGTCAAATTGGCGGCAGGGTATCGCTTGAACCAGGAAAAGCTAATTTCTATTGGGTGCCAACTGACCCCGATATTGACGATCCCCGAGGCAATCTAATCCTCGCGCCCGTCTTGCAGTCGGTGGATTTTCAGATGCAGATTATGCAGGATTTGCAGGCGGTTCTCCACCGTCAAGGCTGGCCTCGTAATGACATTAAGATTCTGATGGAGCGCATGATGGCCGCAATGCCCGCTGAAGCCAGAAACAGCGTTGTGAAACAAAGGGAATGGCTAAAAGCCAGGTACGATGAGATTGTGTCCATGTTGGACAACTTGGACCCAGATAGCGATTACATTCACTTTGACGAAGTGGAAATAGGCATGACGCAGGGCTTTAGCGGGAATAGAAGCGTTGATGTGAGGGCCATTATGGAGATGGTTGATACTCAAACCTTATCAGGTGCAAAGCAATTGTCTATCTTTATGAACCGCAATACAGGCGTGACCGAGAGTTGGGGAACTGTCCAATTCCGTATTTTTTGCTCGGGCATAGCCTCTATTCAGCGAGGTTCCAAGCGGATAATCGAAGAAATAGCAAGGCTCTGGCTTAGGGTTCGTGGTTATCAAGCTGTCCCGGTATTTACTCATAATCAGATTGATTGGAATAGCGAAGAACAGCGAATGACTGTAAAGCTCATGGAAGAAGAGTTCCATGCTATTGCTCAGTTGATGGGGTGGCAGTTAGGCGACGAAGCAGCTGGCGCAGTTCTTGGGAAAGAGAAGGCTGGCGGTGAACCGAGCGAGTCTGCAAGGGTATCCTTCGGCAGAGGGGGTGATCTTACTGCAACCGATGAACATGGCAAGGGTGGACTACAACAGGCCGATAAAGGTTTGCGCTCACGATTGGGAATCGTCAAAGGAAAGACAAAGTGAAATAAAATGCCGTAAATGCGGCGCAATATTAAATATTAATAAAACGAATGGAGGCAAGAACCATGAATAAAGGTGAATTGGTAAAAGAACTGGCCTACAAAACAGGCTTTACCCAGAAGGACAGCGGGAAGTTCTTGGATGCCCTGGCTGAAACCATCGGTAAAGCGGTATCTCAGGGTGAAAAAGTATCAATCCTGGGATTCGGCACTTTTGAACTAAGAGAACGGGCCGCTCATAAAGGTACGGCTTTTGGGCAGGAGGTTGAAATTCCTGCGAGTAAGTCTGTTGGATTCAGGGCAGGCAAAGCCTTGAAAGACGCGGTGAAATAGTCGCCATTACCCTATGAAAGGTGGTGAAAATGATTGGCTGAATTTGGAGTCCCGACAGCGGGGCAATTGGAAAAAATAAATATGCTGGCGAAGAGAACCTTGTCTGCGGACGAGGTTTTTGTTTTCCCCAACAAGTTAGCTGGCGACATGGTAATCCCTGAACGCTATATTCAGCTTCACAAGACTTTGCTGGAAGTATTTAAGCAGGATGCTATAAAGGGCGTGTCTCTTATGGTGGACCATTCCTGGGCACCTAGCGGGCTATTTGGAATGGGGGGCAGACCTCGGGGAGCATTTACCTACGGCAGAAGCTTTGACGCCAAGTTGCGCCATGGCGATACTGATTCCGAGAAATGGGCATTGGATGCCTGGTTTTACATGGTCAAGGGAATGGAGATTGATGGCATTAATACCAATTCTCTTATCCAGGGTATTGAATCGGGCACACTATTTGACACTTCCATAGGTTGGGGCGCAGATACCCACGAATGCTCAATTTGCCATAAAGATATTAGGCGTTATAGCGAGTGTGAACATTATCCCGGCAAAACTTATGATGTAAACGGCGAAGAAAAGCTATGTTGGGATATTGCCAAGCCCCCTGGCTTTCTCATGGAGGATAGTCTTGTCTTTGATGGTGCTTATCCTACTGCTGGCGTATTGTCGGCTATTGGAGAGGGCGGGCAAGGCGTACCTAGTCCCTTTGCTATGGTGGAAAACATCAAAGAAGTACCTTTTGGGGTTAGAACCTACCACATTATGAGTGCTGGTAGGGAAACCCTGATCACCTATGCCAAGAAAGACGACATCGCAAAAGGCAACGTCTTTACAGTCCCCGATTTATCGAATTTGAAAGGTGGTGGAAAACAAGTGAGTGAAGATGTTAAAACCTATACCCAGGAAGAAGTTGACGCTCTGGTAAAAGATGCGGCTGATAAGGCCGTTGCCGATGCCTTGGCTAAAACTGCTGAAACCGGAAAAGAGATAGGAGAAGCTTTGAAATCCATTGAGCTTTACATGACCCAGCAGGACGTAGTTGACAAGCTAGGCAAAGAACTGCCTGCCGACAAGGTTTTATCCTATGCCAAAGAGGGCGAATCCTATATGACTCAGCTTATTGACGATGCAGTGGCTATGGGTGTTCGCGCTCAGGGCAACGACTTCCCGGCAGAAACCTGGAAGAATACTTTTGCTGGCATGAGTTCTCAGGGCATCAAGGACATCATGGCGACCTTTGAGAAGCAGGCCAAAGATGAAATCCCCGCTGGTCGTCAAACCCAGGCGGGAGCCGGAAAAGAAATCTTCTCCAAAAACGACCTGCCAGACGATGCGTTCAAAGCGTAGCACTGGCTACAACAACTAAATAACCACAATAACTCCGCTTTAGAGCGGTTTTTTTATTCCCATTTTTACGGATTTTGAAAGGAAGTGAACTGAATTGAAGCGTAGAGAGAGACTCGATTTTGAGCAGATTCATGCGAACGCGAGTACTTGGAAAGCGGACGCGACATTAAAAGCAGCTGTTTTGGCCGCTGGTGGCCCCAAGGCTGCTGCCGGCAGAGCCGTGGCAGAAGGCATGGCTGTGACCATTACCGGCAATATGACCGCTGGGTTCGGCTCCGCTGGCGACCGGTTACTGGGGAAAGTGGAGCATTATCATTCTGATGATGTGATGACCGTCCAAGATATGGGCTATACCTCGTTTACTGGTGTATCTGGCTCCCTGCCGATTGCTGGCAACGTGCTGGTAGTTAACGGTGCTGGCGCTGTAATGCCCTCGACCGGTGCAACGGGTAGAAGTTTTGTCGTTGATGTAGGGACCGCCGCTACCGGCCCTGTCATGGTATTTATCGGCTAATTGCCGAGAAGAAAGGAAGTGAAATAACAAGATGGTTATGGCTGCAAAGAAATTAAGCCCCGGTGAAATCGAATTAACCTGGAATATTTACGACAAGATTATCGAAGAAAAGACCTCGCTGTCGGCATATTTTAACGAAGCTCTCAAAAAAGACCCGGAGCGCCCGAACCTTGATGGCTTTCGCCAAATGTTACTGCATCGGGGGATTCAGACAAGTTCGGTTTTCGGTGGCCGGCAGGCTGATCAGGTGCAGGCGTTTTTCCGCACCGGAGTTGATGAAATACTTTTCCCCGAGTTTGTGGCTCGGCAGGTACGTGAAGCGATTATTAACGATACCATGCTGCCCTACCTCATCGGTAAACGCACCACGATCAATAGTGACTCTTATAAGACTTACTATATTGACGATCAGCCTGCGGCGCAGCACAAGGTGCGCTTCGGTGAGGCTGCTGAACTGCCAACCTCTAAGATTGTTGGCAGAAAGCAAAACATTGTGCTTTGGAAATATGGACGGGCGATTGACTATTCCTATGAGTTCGTAAAACAGATGCAAATTGACCTGCTGGCCCTGTTTATTAAGCGTGTCGGCATGCAGACCGCCAAGGACAAAGTATATGACATTCTGGATGTAATCGAGAACGGAGATGGCAACGATAACGCCGCTACCACTTATAATCTGACCGACTTGGACACTGATGCGACTGCCGGAACCCTAACAGCAAAGGGATTCCTGAAGTTCCTCATGGAGTTTGAATTATTCCCTTGCGATATTCTGATCGCCGACAAGGATACCTACGTTGACCTGGTGCTGACCAACACTACCGGAGTCGGTATTGCTCAATTGCTCTGGCTGCTGTCACAGGGGCAGGCTGGCGGGTTTAATGTTGCTTCTCCCCAAATGCCCAACAAGAGCCTGAAACTGTTCTGGCATGAAGATGTAACCGCTAAGGACTTAGTGGGCATCAACAGTCAGCATGCCATAGAGGAAGTAACTGTCGCTGGGTCGGATATAAGCGAATCGCAGCGCTTTATTAAGCGTCAAGTTGAAACCTTGACGGTATCCGAGGCGAACGGATACGGTAAGCTTTTCAACGAAGCAACGGGCATCCTGAAAATAGGTGCTTAGAAAGGGGGCTACCCCTTATGCCCAATAAAATTCTAACGAGTCCGGGATGGGAAGGCCGCATACGCTCCAAACTGGGGGTGGATGCGGCTTATCTTCCTGATGCGGATCTCCAGCAACCAGAAATCATCGACATTGCCGAAGCCAATATAATTGAGCAGGTCCCGGACTATGCGAGTAAGACGGGTACGGATAAGGTGTATCTCGAAGCCGCTACGGTTTGCGAATGTGCTATATTAGCCTGCCCGTCAATGCCCGCGAGGCTCCCTGCAAAGGAGCAGGGACCGCATGTGACCTACGAATTGGACACTGATTGGACCAAACTGCAAGCCATTCTGGGAGTCGACCGAGACGGCTATCTAACAAAAATAGTTGATGCTGGTGGGCTTGCTACGGTCCCCCATTTCGGCGTTATAAGTTGGCGGGGGTGATAATATGTCCTACGCTAAACGCTATTTACGGGCACATGGGCAGATGGCCACCATCCAGCGAACGCCACCGGCGACCACCATCGTCAGTATGAAGCGATCCACTAGGGCCACCAGGGACCCCGGCATAAGGGATTCCTTCTGGGAAGGTATTACCGATGCCGCGACTAATCTGGTAGGCGGCGAAATCATGACCGTAGGAACGGACAACTATTTAGTGCAGTCCGCAAATACGGACCCGGCTAGTGGAGAGCTTGCTTTTTTCGCTGTTAAGACTAATGTAGGCCTGACCCCCCAACGGATAACTGCATCTCTGGACGCTGACAACAACATTGTTGAGGTTTGGGGATGGACTCCTAGCGGGGCTGTCATAGAGGGCTATGGGCAGATAGTAACGGCTCAATTAAGGGCGAGCGACCCTGGTTTGCTGGATTCTTCCAAGTATTTATTCTTTGTCCCGGCGAGTGCTGGCTTGCAGGTGATGGACCGCGTGATTTTGACTGGTGAAAACTTGATGGTAAACGCCATTGATTCGCTGATGTTGGAAGGCGTGAGCAGAATTCAATGCGGTTCGGATACCAGGACATAGGGGTGGTGGCAATTGGGCGTTAAATTCAATTCTACCGCTTGCATGGTCGCTTTCCGGGAGCATGTTATCGCTACCTTGCTCCTAATCCAGCAGGAATACCTTGCAGAAGCCAAGTCTCATATGCTGACACCTGAAGGCGCGGAATCGCTTAAGCCTGAAGAAATAGCCTTGCTCGGTGATTTCATTGTGGCTAACGTGTCAGGTGGAGCTTGGGCGGCAATGGACGAGTTTGGCCGTGGTTCGCTTATGGACAACTCTAATCCTGCCCTTGACGCTTACAAGGCTAGTGAACTATGGAACCCGGCCAGGTACGACAATACCATTCGTAGCCGGGAGCGTGGACCGTATACAAACATTTTTGGTGAACAGGTCTATTCTAACTCCAACGTGGGCGGGGTGGATCTGGAAGCCAAGGGTGGTAAATTCGCTCCCCAACCTCCGAGTCACGCCATGGAAACAGCGGGCCGGTGGATGGCTAACGGAAGAATACAGATCATCTGGCGCGAGGCAATGATGGCTTTTCCTTGGGGAAGTTTTATTATTGTCACACCGGATTAAGGCAGGTGATGCCTAATGATACCGATAGGAAGCGGACCTTCAGTAGAAATGTGATTTGGCCCCGCAACTTGTAAGTAATCCTTACAGGTTAGTGGGGTTTTTAACTTGAAAGGCAGGTGATGCCTTTGTCCTTCTCACCCGAAACCGATCTGAATACACTACAAGCCTTATTGTTGACTGATAGTCAGATTCTAACTCATTTAGGCCTGACTTCTGCGACTCAGGTAGAAAGAGTCAAGCATATTCTTAAGCGCAGCATATGGACTGACTTGGCGAACAACGAAAAGCGATTGTGCTGCTACTTTCGACCGTCACGGACCTCAAGGCTATCGATCGTAACCAATGAAGTTCTGCAAGTAGACTGCCATGTGCCAGCCGCACAGGATTATATAGCTTACCGGACCATAGCAAGAGTAGAAAAACTGCTCTACGACCAACAAATAGGCAACAGAATATATGAGTTTGAAGGCCAGTTAGGAGAATTACCCTCCGCGACTGGCTTTATTTGTGTAGGAGCGAGATTCACCTTCTACGCAATCAAGTAAGAAAGGATGTGAAAAACCGAATGGCAAAACTTGTTTACAAGAAAGCGGGTAGCATTGAGCTTATCCGGCGTAGCGACCTGGTTCGCTTTTTACAGGTTGGCGTTGTTGAATCCATTGAACCCTCAATCAATCAAAAGACCACGACTTTGCCTGACGGAAACTCTGACTATGATATGGAGTTTTCCGCTGGCAAAGAGGGACAGGTGGCGGTTAATTTCTCCACCTTTGTTCCCAAGATTTATGCGGCCTTCTGCGGCGCGACTTTAACTGAAAATAGTTCTTTTGGCATCCGGCATATATTGCAAAAGACTGTCCCGTCTAGTGGGTTTACGATTGACGTTACCAGTGATGCCGGGACTCCTGCCGCTGATCCTGTGCCTGTGGTGCATGATGCCGCTGATAGCCCGTATGTCAAGGTGTCGGGTGCGCCTGCTGTTGGTCAGTTCAGCGTATCTGGCTCAGTGTTTACCTTTAGCTCGGCCAATGCTGGCGAAGAGATAGCCCTGGCGTTTGATGTGTCTACTACCGCTGACAAGATGGAATTGCCCTCTGAAGGCAACCGGCCTTTGTTTGAGCTTAGAATCGCAGGAAATGCGGTGCTGGCAGATGACGAGGGCACCAGCAAGGCCGACTCCTGGATATTTGATACCGTATCGCCGACCGGGGATATTAAGCCGCCTATCAGGAAGAAAGAGCCTGCCGGGTGGTCCGTAACCTTTAAATTGCAGAAGCCCCGTGCGGGCTATAAACCTGTTGACTACCGGGTGGCCAGATAGGAGGTAATATCTGATGACCAAGAAGGAGGCAAAACCGGTGCCGTTTTCTGTAATGGCGGGAAGCGGCACTACTATTGAAATTGCCGGTAAACAGTACCAAATAACCGTCCTTAAAGTTAAGGAAAGTGAAGAGTTTACCCAGGATAACGTCAATTTTGGTTCGCAGTATTTAACCCTTATGGACCCGGATGCCAAGGCCACTTTGATTAAGTGGTTGGGCAGGCATCTTTTCACGGAAGATGGCGAACCTGTGACACTGGAAACCATTGAGAATGATGATTGGACTATAGCGGACATTAAGACGTTCTGGAGAAAGTTGGTTGACTTCTCGGGCTGACCAACCCCCCGCGAGAGGATTCTAAAGGCAAGGTCGTCTGCGACAAAGGGCATGATGTGCCTGGCGATTTAATGACAGGCGACCTTTGCCCTCATTGCGGGGGTATTTTACATTATGCCCCTGTAGATTGGGGGTACGTTTACACGAAAATAGTGAGCCATACCAATATTGGCTATTTTGATATACCTGAACTACCCATTCCGGGGTTTCATGCTATCTTGGCGAATCTGCCGGATGAAGTTAACCTTAAACGAGCCCCGTTTCTGGGTTATGGCGACAAGGATAATGAGGATGGCGAAAAGCCGTATACCGTTGACGATGCCATGTCTGTGCTGGCTATGTTTGGGGGGCTTTAATTTGCTGGTACTGCGACAACACCTTTAACCTGGGCATCTTGTTTGGGAGCTTCAAAAAGAATAAATACGTTTTTTACTCCCATTGACTTACCATCCCAATTGGGAGCGACTTCATTAGGCCTTTCCCAATGGCTTTTAAATAATCCAGTGGCGGTTCCTACTTCACCAGGTTTGATCTTTTCTGTGCTATTAGCAACAATCCCTGATTCAATCTGTTTACCTTCGGAATCCAGGTAGTAAGTCCTCCATTGAGTTGTGTCAATAGTTTTGTCGCTGATGTTTTTCCACTTTACGACTACTTTTTGGGCGGGTTCATTTACTATGGTTGCAGAAATTGGCTCTACATATTTGGAGTAGTCGCAAGTCGCATACATATATGAACCATTGCTCAATGCACCTTTGGCTATCTCTTCATATAACCGGGCCTGATCTTTGACCATGGTCTGGTCGCTAAGAATTAGTTTGTATGAATCCTCCATGACATATTGAGGTTGGTTTGCACAACCGAAAATGAACATGATCCCGGTAATTATTAAGGCAATGACGAGTAGATGCTTCACATGGATCGCCCCCACGTTTTTCTATAAGTATATTCAGTAAAATCTGATTTTACAAATAATGGCTCGAAATGGGCCGTTTTTTTATTGCCCGAAAGTAGGTGATAAGGTTGTTAGACGATGCTGTAGTGAAAATAATAAGCTCCCTGGGCGTTAACGTCACCCCGGCCTTAACTTCAATTGAGCAGCTTAAACGGGAAATTGACTCCCTCAATGCAAAGGTTGCCGGGACGAAGCTGAATCTGGGTACTACCGGAACGCAGACAGCGGGCCAAGTAGTGGGGCCTGTAACAGCGCAGCAGGCTATGATTACGCAGATCACGGCAGAGGGAGAGGCGCGAAGGGCGGCTATAGTTGCTAAGGGTGAAGCGGAAATCTCGGCCATAAAAGCTAAGGAAGCACTGGTACAGCAAACTACACTACAAAAGCAGGCTAATGCCGAATTAGCCATTGTTAAGCGGCAGGTAGAGCAAGAAAAGATGCTGTACATGCAGGCCAGGAGGTCTGCTTTTGAAGAAAAGCCCCAGGGCTTTACAGGCTTGATGGAGCGCCGGGCAAGTTGGATGTTTACCGGGGGCCTCGTGTTTGGCGGTATTGCCGGGATAGGCGAAACGGTATCAACCATCAGAGAAGTTGAGAAGGGCATGACAACTATAGCCCGTGTGACTGAAGATGTAAATTTCAATTTCAAAGGTATGCGGGATGAGCTTCAGCAATTAGGCGTTACATATGGCGATACTTGGGGCGATGTAAGCGATATTGCAATCAAGTGGGCGCAGGCCGGTTACGACCAGGCTGAAACGCTGGAGTTGACTAAAGATTCGCTATTAGCCCTCAATACCGCCGAGCTTTCCTCGGAACAAGCGACATCCGGAATGATAAGCATCATGCAGCAATGGGGGCTTACTTCCGAGCAATTGCTCCCGACGATAGACAAAATAAATAAAGTCAGTGACGACTATGCCGTGACCAGCACTGACCTCGTGGGCGGGCTTCAACGCTCATCAGGCGCGGCAAAGGTGCTTGGATTAACCCTTGAAGAAACCATTGCCCTAATTACTACAATGCGGGAAGCTACTGGAAGAACTGGAAAAGAAGTGGGAAATGCTTTAAATAGTATCCTCTCTTTCATGCAGCGCGATAAGGCTATTAATACCTTTGAGGACTTGGGCATCCAGGTATTTGCCAATGAAGCTCGGACTGAATTCAGGAACGTTATAGAGATATTCGACGAAATGGCGGCAAGATGGCCGGAGATGGGAGAGGCGGCTAAAGACGCATTTACCAGTGAAGCTGAAGCAGCAGGGCTTTTCTCTGAAGAAATGGCCGATGCAGCAGGGATGCAGGAACAATGGAATGATTTACAGCAGCGCGATCTATCTCAAGCGGCAGCAGGCGTTTATCGTCGGAATTATCTGCTGGCCTTACTCCAAAACTGGTCTAAGGTTGATGAAGTTCTGATTTCTCAAGAGAATGCACTAGGGTATTCCATGAAGGAAAACGAACGGACCATGCAGACCTTGGACAAGCAGATCGAAGTATTGAAGGCATCCTGTGAGCAGTTAGCGGTAGCTTTGGGTGATTCGGGATTGCTCAACGAATTGAAAGGTTTAGTTGAGGGCACAACCGATGTGGTCCAGTGGTTTAATAACTTGGACGATACCAGTCAGACTATTTTATTGACTCTTGTTGAAGTGACTGTAGCGGTAAAGTTATTAAGCGCAGCCATGAAGGGCTTGGGCATTAGTTCCGCTATGGCCGGCATTGGTGGATTGATGGCAGGGTGGGCGGTGCCTATTAGAGCTACGAACATAGCAACCAGGGGATTAATGACTGCTTTAACCGGCGCAACAACGCTTGCATCTAATTTGGGCAAAGGAATAATTGCTGCCATGGGCGGGCCTGTAGTCGCAGGTATCATAGCCGTAACAACCGCTGCAATTGCTCTTGGGCGAGTTATTGCCCAAGACAATCAAGAGTTCAAGGAACATGCGGCTTACGCAAACAGCGTTATCGGGCAGTACGATGAGCTTAGGTCCAAGGTTAATAATGCCACGGAAGGCACTAAAGAGCATACCGATGCGCTTAAAGAATATAACAGGGCTTTAAGTGGTATAGGAGACAAAATCCCTGAACTAATCACTGGTTACGATGAATATAACGAACGCATCACGATCAATGAAAAAAAGCTTCGGGAGTTAGCGGAAGCAGGCAAGGAGCTTGAATCAATTGATGCCAAAAGCACTATCGCAGAAAGCGAACTAGATAATTTAAAAAAGCAAGTTGCGGTAGAGGACAAACTGGCGCAAACTGCCCAGAATAACAAACAGCTTTTGTCCGACCTTGTTGCTAAAAGAAATGAATTATCAGCGGCCCTGGCTAAACAATCTAAGGATAGCAAGGAAGCTGCCAAGTCAGAAACTGAACTATCTGACATAGACAAACTGATAGCCAAAACTGCTACCGAAGGTGGCTTGGCAAGGCTTGAGTCGGCAGGATTCACAACTGAAGCCATAAACTCCGAAATAGCCAAGTTAGAAGAGGAACGTGTAGCCCACATAAACAACAAAATTAATTTTCTCGAGCAGGAAAAGGTTAAGACCGAGAACCTTAAAAGCCTGATCATTCAGCGATTGCAATTGTACGAAGCAGAAATAAACGCTCTCGCAGCGGGAGAAAAATGGTATCAGAAGGTAATGGGCATATCTACCGGTATTCCTCTGGCCCCTGGCGGGTTTGCTGCTCAAGGAATAGAAAAACTGAGTAAGCTTGGGGTTGGTTGGGCTCAAACAGCGGCAAAATACTTGCCGCAAAACTATATACCAGCTGAAATTACCGGAGATTACCAAAATGCAATAAATCAGGGCAGTGCTCAAGTAAATGCTCTCAATGCTGAACTTATAGAGGTGCAAGACGCAATAGATGAAGCCAAGGCAGAAGCATTAAAAATTAGCACTGGTACATCCTCTGGCGGCGGCGGTCCCAGTTCCAAATCAGGCGGCGGTGGCTCCAGTTCCGACGCCATCACAGAATACCTCAAGAACCTCGGTGACGCCGCCAAACAATTTGAACTCGTGAACGCTCAACTCGAATCCTCTCTCGATTCCGTCAACCAAAAGCTCTCCGTGGCCGGCGCTGAATATGACTATCTGAACGGAAAAATGGAATCCGGCGTGTACACCGCTCAAGACTATGCCCGGATGCAGGAATTGGTAGCGATAAAATCTGCCCTTATAACGGACGAACAGAGCAGGCTTAGTAATGCTAATGACGTTTATCAGCGGGAAATTGCCGCTTTAACGCCTTTGCTCTCAGAAGCCATGTCTGAATACGAGAAATACAAAGATGCTGGCGACGTGGAGCATATGGAAGATGCGGCAGATGCGGCCTCAAGCTTACAGGGTGAGATTGACGGCTTAACCGGAGCCATTGCTGATAACACCGCCAAAATTTACAGCAACAAAACTGCTCTGGACGAACTGTCAAGAAGCACCTATGCGAAGTACTACCAGAACATGAAAGACTGGCTCAGCCACATGGAAGCCATTGGCGAGATGAGTGTTAAGCAGCAGTTGAAATACCTGGACGCTCTGGACGAAACCAAACTGTCTATGAAAGATTTGTGGGATCTCCAAGAAAGGGAATACCAGGCCCGCAAAAAGCTGCTTGACGATGAAATGAAATCCCTAAAGAAAGCCTACGACGCCAGGATGGATGCCTACGAGGAAGAAATCAAGGCCAACAAACGCCTGATAGACTCCAAGAAAGATGCCATTGACACCTACCGGGCGGGGATTGATGCGCAGATAGCGGCCATTCAGGAGCTTATGGACCTGCTGGACGAGGAAGATGAAAGCGCGGACCGCGAATCTCAGCTTCAGGACCACAACGAGGCCATAGCCGAACTGGAAGAACAACTTCTCTATGAGCAAGTCAGAACCGGCATAGACCATCAGCGCAACATGGAAGATATTCAGAAGCAGATGGCCGAAGAAAACCGTAAATGGGCAGAGAAGCAGGCGCAATGGGGCAGGCAGGATCAAAAGGACGCATATCAGGATCAGATAGACGCCCTTGAGGAAAAAGCCGATGCCTACGAAGATGCCATGAACGAGGAAATCAAAGTCCTAGAAAAAACGAACGATGCCAAGAAAGATGAAATGGAGCGGTACTACGACCAGATCCAGGACATGCTCGATGAGAGTTCGCTTGAAATGCTGGCCAGTCTGTCATTGCATGGCGACGAGGCGGTCGCTGAAGTAGAAGCAATTATGGGAAAAATAAAGGACGCCATTCAAAGGGGAGACTTGGCGGCAGTTTCTACCCTTATGTCTCAATTGCAGGCAGCGCTTGGTACGGCTCAAGGGACTTACGACAGTTATACGGGAGGCGGGAGTGGAGGTGCGCCTACGCAACCGGGTAGCAGTCCTGTGGCCACCTTTTCATCAGGTGAATACTATCTGGAGAATGGCCGATCTTATGCCTCATCACGCACAATAGCCCGTAAGTTAGGGCAGTCAATTTCATGGGACGGCAGTATGGTAACTATCGGCGGCAAGAAGTTCTACCCGGCTAAGATTGACAGCAGCGGGCTATCTTATCTTGGCATAAACACTGTGGCTACGGCTCTGGGTTATGGGGTGAATTGGGATCAGGCAAGCGGTATAGTTTCTATCTTAAAGCAGGCCCACACTGGGGCTTATGTCACCAGAACCGGGGCAGCTGAACTGCTCAAGGGTGAGCGGGTGCTTTCCCCGGAACTGACCGTAAGCTTCGACCGACTGGCTTCAATCTTGGCTGAATCTTCTTTGTCTGCCAGGGGCGTAACCAATAACAATATCTTTGGAGGCAATGTGGATATGTCAGTGGTTGAACGTAAGTTAGACCGGTTGATCGCGGTTATGAGCAGTAAAAATATTCTCACTGGCGGCCCACTCGTGAACATTGAACACGCAGGCTTTGAGGATAAGGCAGACATGCAAGTGTTGGGCGTGCAAGTGCGCGATATGCTCGGCGCGCGTGGTTAGGGGGTGGTGCGATATATGGCTCTAAATGTAGATGAGAACGGTATCCTTCAACCGCTCGGGGTATATGTATTGCGCGGGATGGAGTTTGTGAACAATGTCCGCGAGCATACCGATTCAATACCGGGCAGGGATGGAGAGTACTTCTTCGGGGCAGAGATGGAGGCGGGGTTGATCAACCTCCCCGTGTCCATCGAAACCACTCCCAGTACTTGGGCGGCTACCGAAAGACTTATAAAGGGCTATCTTAACCCTAAGCTTGGAGTGCAGGCTTTGACTTTTGCCAATAGGCCGGGAATAACCTACAACGTGGTATGGGTGGGAACGCTTAACTTCTTAGAAGAAGGCGCATTCCATCGCAAGTTCACCATTCCTTTTAAGCTCCATGATCCCATAGTAAAATCATCGTCTCAGAACACGCTAGCGGGAGCAGGAACGGCAGTTAATGGCGGGACAATAGAAACGCCTTTCACGGTTGAAATCGTTGGCCCTGTGACGAATCCTGCGGTTACAGTGGCGGGAACTATCATGACTTATACTGGGCAGGTTACAGCGAGTGATTTATTGGTGATTGACACTGAAAAGCGAACTGCTATTTTTAATGGGGTAAACGCTCTTGCTGATTATAACAAGGCATTTCCTAAGCTGGCAGTAGGAAATAATACGGTGACGATTACAGGCGGGACTGTGACTCTAAAGTGGTATGACAGGTACTTGTAGAGAGAAGGTGATATTTTGAGCAGACTAAAAGCCGCAAATAATGCACAGACAGCATTGGCCGCTCTGATGGACGCTTCGGCTACTACTTGTACGGTAGTAAGTGGAGATTTATTGCCTGCTGTGCCGTTTAGAGCTTCGATTGACAATGAGATTATTGAGGTTGGAGCAAAGAGCGGAAATACTTTGTCAAGTATTCTCAGAGGCCAAGAGGGAACCACTGCCGCCGCTCATCAATCGGGGAGCTTAGTTGAGGGCAAGATGACTGCGGGAATGCACAATGAACTTCTTGCTCCAACAGAATCATTGACAGTATCTCAAACTACCGCTCCAACCGGAAATACAGGCACCATATCACAAATCCTTGGGTATTTAGCTAACCGCATAAAAGCCATCACCGGTAAAACAAACTGGTATGATGCCCCAAGTAAAACCCTTGAGGACGTGAATGCACATGTGGCTAAGAACGCAATAGATGCTCACGCCGCGATGCCATCGTGCAGAGTATATGGGGTACAGCAGAGCATTGCCACGGCAACATGGACAGTATTGGCTTTTGCATCCGAGCATTATGACACAGATACAATGCATGATACAAGCACCAATAATTCGCGGCTTACAGTCACAACGGCAGGCAAATACCATATATCTGGGCACGTTGGTTTTGAGGCAAACGCTACAGGCATTAGGGCGATAGCAATAAAGACAAATGGTACATCGGATTTCTTAGCAGTACAAAACGCAAATGCGGTAAGCGGGGCTCCTCACTACTTGTCTATTTCAGCCGATTACAATCTATCGGCGGGCGATTATGTGGAGTTAGTTGTGTATCAAACATCTGGTGGAGCCTTAAACATTGTCAGGCTTGCAAACTATACACCTGAATTTGGCATGACAAAGGTAGGGTAGCCTTTGGGCAAGCGGGAAGAGGTGATATCCCACGTTTCCATTTCAATTTAATACAAAACTATTCAACGAGAGGGTAAAAACTACTCATTCTCTCGGGTTAATCCCTGAATACATCGAGATTAAGACGGCTGCCGGACAAACGGTGGCTTTTTTATCTCCCGATGGGGATGGGATCAAAGACTGTTATGTAGACACAGAGCTTAATAGTTCTTGCTCACTAGATTTTTATTTACCTTTGGCAAGCGAGAAATGGGCCTATTTAACTGATGCCTACCGAATCTATGCCGGGGGGAAGGAGTTTGTAATTCAAAACCCCGATGCGGTAGTGGTAGAACGTGACGGCCAAAAGATTTGGGGAGCGGTGAAGGCTAAGGAATCCTGGATATTGCTCGGAAAGAAGTATGTCACCGTATGCAACGATCCTTCGACCCCCGACCCTACCGCTTGGAGTGCTGTTGTAATTGTCTCTGGCGGCTCTGATTTGTCAGGTGGGCGTTACGCTGTGGGTTCTGCTGGGCATGCCTTGTACGCTCTACTAAATGGCTCTGGGTGGACTGTAGGCGTGGTAGACGTTGAGGGAACCTATGACCTCGAAACCGAGAAGGAATCCCTGCTGTCCAACATTAACAAGGTACAGGAAACCTGGGGCGGCTATCTCGTATGGGACAGCATTAAAAAGACTGTTTCCCTTCGGAGCGAAGAGAATTGGCGAAACTATACCGGGTTTGGAATTCACTATGCCAAAAATCTGAAAAGCATAACCAGGACCGATGACTATGATATTGTTACCCGGCTTTATCCTTTTGGTGAGGACGATCTGAATATCGGAACCGTGAACAGTGGAGTTATCTACCTTGACAATCATTCTTACACCAACGAGGTTCTTGAGGGCATCTGGACCAACCAGGATTTATCTGATGCTCAACAATTGAAAGATGCCGGTACAAAGGAATTGGCCGTAATGTGCAAGCCCCGACACGCCTATTCAGTAAAGATGCTAGACTTGCGAACTGTTCCCGGTTATGAGCATGAAACCTTTGATATTGGCCATATGGTTGATGTTATTGACAGCGATTTAGGCATTGACGTTCAGGTCCGCATTATCAAGTATAAATACAATGTGTTTCAGCCCTGGCTTTGTGATTTAGATGTTGGCGATCCTATTGAAAAAATCCAGGCCAGTATTGCCGATACAATTAGGATGGCCGATTTCATCAAGTCTAACAAGTCTAATACCGGCTTGAAAAACCTGTTCAAGGCTATCATCAACACGGCAGCTACGACAATAAATGGGGCCTCTGGCGACTATACTCTTGTTGATGGGGTTAGCACATGGTTTGATCGGGTGGCTGGTGTTTTAACGGGCAAGCTGACTCGGATAACGCCCCAAGGCTTGATAATATCTTCAGACGGTGGTCAATCCTGGAATACTGCTATTGATGGTGATGGGATATATGCTGACCAGATAATCTGTACTGCTCTTTATGCTTTGGCTTCCGGCGATGGGTTTACAAAGATTACCGACAGCGGTTTGGAGGTTTGGGATGATTCTGATCCACCGGTTAAGCGCGTTCATATCGGACAGTATGCGTTAGGGAAGTTTGCTGCAAAGGTTTTGAACGGAGAAATATATGGCTCTTTATTTAAAACAGGTGATCCGGATGCAACTTCAAAATATGTTGAAATTTCCAATAGTTCAGGTAATGGCTATATAAAAGTTGTTGGTTCGTCTGGTACTCAGGTAATCAGACTGGATGCGGCTAGCGATACCGGCAGATTAAGCTTTTATGACACTAGTGGCAATGAGCGGGCATATATGTTCGTGAACTCATCGACGCAAAAAGAACTCTTAATATACGGATACAACGGCGGCGGTGTCTATATATTCGGAAGTGGCAATTCCATGTCAATAGGCCCAACAAACAGTAATCCGTCTGGTGGCGTTTATATTAACGGATCAACGACGATTAATGGTACTTTATCATGCACTGGGGGAAAACCAGCACAACAAGTAACCGAAAACTATGGCTTACGCTATATGTACGCTACAGAATCTCCGGAGTTGGTCTATTATGACCGGGGAGCTATCAACCTTGTTATTGGCGAGGCAACTGTGCATCTTGACCCGATTTACCTTGAGTGCATAGAACCGGATACGAAGTTAACGCCATGGCAAATATGGGTACAGGCTTATGGGGAGAACGATGTTTATGTGTCTGAAGTGGGGACTGATTATTTCAAGGTTAAGGAACGTAACGGCGGGACGAGCAATGGCAAGGTAGTTTGGAAACATGAAGCTATTCGGGCTGGATACGCCGGGATAAGATTGATGGAGGTGACGGATTGATGGCGACATTAACAAGAGAGGAAATAGAGAAAAGAATTACAATTGAGGACGCAAGAATAGCAAGCGCAGATCAGAACATAGCAGGCTTGATAGCCCAAAAAACAAAGAGCCAGGATGAACAAGCCCGGCTCTTTGCATTATTGGAGGCTTTGCCAGAAGAGGAAGCCGGGGGTTAATCCCCCGGTGCTTCTATGGGTGTTTTAATCACGATCTGATTGGTATGAGCGTTCCATGTTACATCTGCCCCCAGCGCTTCAGCTACCCACCCAGCAGGCAGAAATGTTCGGTTGTTCGTTATCTCTGGCGCAACGTCCATTCTTACAGGGCTTTGGTTAACAAGCATGACCGGACTGCCAATTAATAAGGTTATACTGGTATCTCCTTTTGTAATACCCACCTGCCGGGTAGCACCATTCCATGTCACCCCATCGCCGGGCACTCCCAGCGAGTAGGCAAGATGTGCTACCGGGACATATGTGCGGCTATCCCTTATATAAGGCGCAACGTCCATAGTAGTAATTGTCCCGTTGGTGGTTGTTTCAGCGCTGGAGGTTGATGTGATGCTAGTTGAGTTTACGGTGAAAATTGTTTCCAAATAGGCATCTGCCCATGAATTGGGGTCTGTGTTATTGGTTGTTGTTTCATTAATAGTAGTTGTTGAACCAAAGCCAGATCCCCCGCCAATGACATCTTCAATACGCTCATTGGCAAGGCATTCAGGTATTCCAGTAACAAAAGTATTTAATATTTCTATTTTCTGCGGACCATAGACAAACTGCATTATAGAGTCTTGCGGTGGGCTTCCCCACCCACCCATAAGGTTACTGTTCTGGTTATTGTAGAGATAGGCCCAAAACCGGAGAAGCTTATCTCTTGCCCCGTTAGTTCCATAAATATCTTGTGGGTACACATTGGCAATTGTCAGTGTAGTTAATTGCATATCAGTCTGATAAACGGTTGATGCAATAGAGCCCTGCGGGACGTTGGACATGTCAACAAAGATCCCATATACCTCGTTGTTGCTCATTTTACCGGCGTTTACCAAAGTCGTTATTTGGTTGTTAAAATAATCTAATTCTTCCATTGTTGCGGCTTTCGTAGTCCCAACGGTTCCAAACACCAACAATATCGTCAACAAAGTCGCAAAAAACTTTCTCATGTTAAAACCTCCATTCAAATAGTCGTTATACTACATCTACCATGATCTTACTTCTATAGTTGTTAAAAGGCAATCGGGAAGGCTAAATAAGAGTAGCCGGGAAATTTATCCCGGCTTATTTAATAAGAAAGGTGGTGAGACCATGGAATCCTTAAAGGCGGTTATAAATACCGTTCCTACTTCGATAACTTTTCAGAGTGAAATAGTTGAATTAAGCCGCATCGAGAACACACAGCCGCTACAACCGGTAACCCCGCGTCTATAGAAGTATTGCATTTGCCAGTTTCCTTGATTTCTGTTTGAAACAAAAAGAAATATGGACTTGGTCTAGTTGTTGCAAAATCGGTTCCTCCGCAATTTGGGCATGCCGATTTTACAGGGTTCTCAATTTGAAGCATATACGCTACCCCTCCTTTCGTTTGATAGAGGTATTCCTGATTTTTAAATTGTTTTCCTCTATCAAAATAACGATTGTTTTGTCGAACAAAAGAAGGGGTGGTGCTATAGACGGGAAACCTAACTTAATACTACGCAATCCGCTTCCGGGCGGTTTTTTTATTTTCTGTGAAAGGGGCGTGGGAGATGGAAAAAACTTGTGCATTTCATGAAATCACCGAAAGGAGGCTTAACGACCACGGGGACAGGATTAGGGCGTTGGAAATAAAGGATGCAGCGCAAACTGAGCGTTTGGACGCTTTGTGCACTAAGCTTGATGAACTCTCCAAGAGCATAAAAGAACTAATTGACTTCTGGAAAACAGCCTTTTGGAAGGTGCTTGGAGTTGCAGGAACCATAATATCGGTCCTTGTTGGCTTTTTCATTTGGTATGTACAGAGGATTGGAGGATAGGTATGCGATATGACATCATTCAGAACTATATAACGAGCAGAAACCGCCCTGGGCTTAAGCTATCCGCCCAGGGCATTGTTGTTCATTCGACCGATAATCCCGGCGCTACAGCGCAGAATCACCATGACTATTGGCAACGGGAAGCTTCGGCCAAAGCATCGGCCCATGCGGTCATTGACTGGACCGCCATCATGGCCCTTATTCCGGTTAATGAGATAGCCTGGCACGCCGGTCCTACAGCAAATGGCCGCTTCCTGGGAGTGGAACTCTGCGAACCTTATAACGGCGATTATACCAAATTTAATGAAGTTTGGAACCGGGCCGTCTGGTTTGTGGCTCAGAAGTGCCTGGCCTATGGATGGAATACGGTTGACCATGTTTTCAGCCATCGGGGCATTACCCTGATGTACGGCGATACAGACCATATGGACCCTATTCCGTACTTCGCGAAATACGGCAAGACCTGGGACGACTTCCTGGCAGCAGTTGACCAGGAGATGAAGGGAGGGGGCGATTTGTCAATTGATCAAGCCCTGGAAGTACTAGCGCAACACGGTATTATAGCCAAAAAGGAATATTGGAAAGCAGCTGCGGACATCGTGAAATATCTCGATACCCTGATCATTAACACAGCGCAGAGGCTACAGAAACTGGAGGTAAAATAATGCCGAATTTATTTCCATATATAACCCAAGATATCCCCAAAATGTTGGGCGTTCCCTGGAATATCAGCCAGGTGAACGCCCCTTCTTTTTGGCCCCACACGAAAGGCGCTGGGGCTATAATTGCCGTCGTTGACACCGGCTTGGATATTTCGCACCCAGAGTTTGCCGGGCGCATAGTCGGCGCTTGGAACTTCAACGGTGGGGCGTGGAATGACCTCGCAGACAAAGACGGCCACGGCACGCATGTAGCCGGGATAGCAGCCGGGAAGACCTGCGGGGTAGCGCCGGAAGCCCGGATAATGCCTCTGAAGGTATTTGGAGGCCCCATTGATACCGGAGAAGCGATCAAAGAGGCCTTCCGGTACATCTACAAATGGAACACCGAACACTCAGAGACCGACCGGGTTGTGGCCGTGAATTGCTCTTTTGGTTCCGGGGCCTATGATATTGAGCAGGCCTACCTTATCCGCCGCCTGGTGGGTGCCGGGGTGACTGTCTGCGTCGCGGCTGGTAACCAGGGGGACGGGAAGCCGGATACCGAAGAGGTATTCATGTTTCCAGGCTACATCTGGGAATGCCTGACCACCGGTGCCTTGAACCAGGACGGGCAGTCTGCCGGGTATTCCAGCAGCTATGACGGAATAGACGTAGCCGCCCCTGGGACGCAGATATACAGCGCCTGGCCGGGCGGGGGCTATAAGCTCTTGTCCGGCACCAGCATGGCCACCCCACACATTACCGGAGCTATGGCCTTGATTTATTCGGCGTGGTCCAAGAAGAAGGGCGAGTGGCCGACCGAAGATCAGGCATTTGATGTTCTGCTGAAGCATATCCGTAAAGTCGGCGCAGACCATCGGTTCGTCGGAAATGGCGTTCTTGACCTGACCTGGGACGATGACAAATGGCCGGTCGAAGAAATAGTTTTAACCCTCAACAGCAATGTGATATTTGTTGATGGCGAGGAAAGGGCCGTCGAGCAAGCTCCTGTGGCCATGGTGGGCAGTAACCGGTCTGTTATCCCGGTACACGGCATTTTCGAGCCGTTTGGCATAAGCGTGGGGTGGGTTGAAAAGGCAAAGCAAGTTATCTTGCGGAAAGGAGAATAACCATGGAAGAAACTGCAATCGTGGTGATGGGCTTAACTATGGGCGCTACGGAGATCGTGAAGCAATATATCCCGGAAGAAAAGAAAGAGAAGGCTAAGGTCTTTGTCCCTTTTCTAATCCTGGCATTCGGCATCGGCTTCAACATCGGCGTGTCTGCCTTGATCGGAGATGGACTGGTAGTCCGAGAAGCAGCATGGGAAGGACTGAAACTGGCGGCTGGCGCTGCGGGTATATACGGACTAGGCAAAGCTGCTCTGGGAAAATCGTAGAATACGCGGACACGTAGCCCGGGGTCTCCCCCGGGCTTTCTTACGTTTTCAAGATGACTGCTGGCGCTGGTTTATGGAGAGAAAGCGTCAATCAAGCTAACGCGCCCGCCTCAAACACAATCCCCCGACAATATTTCTCCCCGTCCTCCATAATGTCAAAGGTGGCATGGGGGATATCGGTTTTGTAAGTCCATGCGTAGCCTTCCTCAGCCCAAATAGCTTCAATTCTTTTGGCTGTTTCAATCTCTTTTTTTCGTGCAGCAAGAGCATATTTGCAATGGCATTCCAGTTCTTCAACAAGGCCGTTAGCGGTTATGTAAATGTCGTCGGTCCCGTCATAGCATGCCACTTCATCATATATCGCACCTCTGAATTCGGCTAAATCGTCAGAGGCACCGAACACTACAACAAAACCTAACTCCTTGGCACGCTTTGCCTCTTCCGGCGTTATCTCTTGTCCCATCTCTCTGCCGTTTAGTATCTGTGCAAACTCCTGAATGTTCATTCCTAATTTCATCCCTATTCTCCTTTCTCCTGCTCGATTATCCAGAGCAGTGCCTGGGCGGCGGCTTCGTCGGGGGATTTTGCTTTAAATGTTTTGGTTTTAGAGATATCTCCCCAAGGGCATATGCTTATTTCATAACTGCCAGAATGTCTTAATGCCCACACATACCCCCGCGCCTCTATCTCGGCCAGGAGTTGAGACAAAGAGAGGGCATGATAAACATTATTTGCCATAAAATCTATATAGTTTTTGCCATCTACTAACTGGGGGTATTTGTCGTAATGCCCAAAACCCTGGTCATATACCCTGTAATAATAATCACCAGCGTGAGGATTCCACCCCAATCCCGCGTCCTTCAGAGCTTGGGCTGTTTCAAGACTGATCATTAACGCACCCTCCCTATACAAAACTCATACTGTTCAACCGTAATCCTCAATACCGGCATCATTTTATTAACCGAATCTTGCCGGATGCCCCCTAACCTTGAAGGTGACAAGCCTATCATGTCTTGTATTTCATTCCACCTTTTGCGTTGCCAATAGTACAGGTCAATCACGTTCTTAGCATCCAATGAAAGAACTGCCAGTGCTCCTGATATTTTTGCTACTACCTCGCCGATAATAAGTTTTTCTTCCATAAGTTGCCGGGGCCATTCTAGCTTCATGACGCGATCTTTTTCCAGGATAGCGTTTAGTTCTTTAGCTCCCGGAGAAGGCGCAGCGTGGGGCATATCTGATAGCTCTCTGGCAAAGTAAATGGCATGAAGCACATCTTCCTCTGATAGTTCGGCGGGTGGTAGTTCCATGTAAATTCGCTCAAGCTCAACTTGGATAGAATGGAGTAGGGCCTTGAGCGAGGGATATTTATACAACAGTTTGTCTACTTCTTTGTACCCAATGTATATCTGTTCGTTGGGCATTTGTTTATCACTCCTCCTTTGCATCATGAATATCCTAGAGCAGAAAATATGTTTGCGATTATAGCTACTGTTGCGCAGATTATCGCCGCATAAAAGGTTTTCTCCGGGTCTTCGTCGACCAAGCCACTTATGCCTAGCACGCACGCAAAAACTAGTACCAAACAACATAGAAATTTTATAAAATCCACGTTTGTCAGTCCTCCTTCCTGCACCATTTCCCGGCATCGCGGCTGTAGTGCCAGGTGCCGACCTCAGATGAAACAAGGACCACTTTTTCAGCGGCCCTTATCTCCGGTTCGTATGTCGCTACCATTTCGAGAAAACTCATTCTGGAAACGTCCCAATCTACGTTGTTTACGGTTAGCGTTGCCTTGCCCAGTTGATGGTGGGGCAGCAGGCGGTTATAGTGTGGTATCTTGGGCAGTTGACTCACCCCCTTCTGCAAATGTCCACCCAAAGCGTTCTTCCATCTCTAAGGCGCATAGCAGGTTCCACGCAGCTGCAACCAAGTGATCCTCGTCAGTTAAACCTTGCATATACTTCAAGATGTGGCGAAAAGCACTGTCAATAAAGGAGCTTATGGGGATTCCCTTTTCCCAGTTCCGTTCACCATACTTCTTGGCTCCTGCCTCAAAGTGCCTAGCTAGGCGGAGTATGGCAGCAGGGGGGAGAAGATCACAACGACCCTTGCCTTCTTGCATGTCCCTTACCGCGCCGGTGGGAAAGGAATGTCGATTTCCGCTATCTTTAATTTCCATGACGCAAACACCTCCGTACGGGAACAGTTAATGCCCTTTCGGCACTCCATCCTAATTTAGTTAATCGGTCCTTTATGACATCTTGGCTTATTCCTGTGATCTTGCTCCATTGGGAAATGGTTTTTATTTGTCCTTTAAATTCTACGAAATGATTTCTTGTCGTGTTATTCATTTGCACAATAGCGGTAGCCCATCGGCAATTATCTGGTTCATAATCGCCATTATTATTTATGCGATCTATAGTTAGTCCTTCAATATAGCCATTATTTAAAGCCCAATCATAAAATGGCTTAAATTCATGCCATTCCTCACATACCTTTATGTTGCGTCCCCCATAATTTTCATATCTTTTGTTTTTAGGGTTGTAGCACCGTCTTTTCATGTCACACCAAATGTCATAAAGTTTATCTTTAGATAGCCCATGTGTAGTTGCTTTGATTTTAGTTATTTCTTTTCTATAACAACCGCAACTTTTCGTTGCTCCACTCTTCAGCGATTCTCCTAAAACAATTGCTTCATTGCCACATTCACACTTACACTTCCATCTCGTACATCTTTTTATGGTGCTATGTTTTGATATAACAGTTAATTTGCCAAATACCTTTCCCGTTAAATCAAATGCATGTCTACCGGCCAACATCATCACTCCTTTTAAATAATGGCTTAACTCCTATCCAAAGGAGCTTCAGCAACCACTTCCCAATGTAAAACCAAAAGACAAGGCCGAGAATCACGGCTCCGCAAATCCCGGCCATAAAGAGGTATCCGATTGCTGTGTAGAAGGTTAGCGTCATGGGCTACCACCGTCCCTTAGTTCGGGGTAGTTTTCTCTCATGTAATCGGCCATTACCTTAAATTGCTGGTTCAAGTGTTCATCTCCGCTGAACATAGGGTGAAGCTTGAAGACGATGTTGGGGATTGGCTTTTCTGGTTGATACAAAACCCATAGTAGGGGAATCCCGCCCATTTTTCTCTGACACTTCTTTTCCCAATGATCGGTTAGCTTGTTCATGAGGTAACCAAGTAGGCTCATTTTTCAGTGACCTCCTTCTTGGTAAGTCCCTGGCGAATCACCATCCGGGCGCTGTTTATGGCGCAGTCTTTACACGGCAAAGAGCCACAACAAGGGGCGCTGCACAATTCTTTTAGGTGTTCGCTGGCCTGTGCTAGGGTATCCCTCATAGCGGCGGCTTCGGCCTCCATTTCAAACCAACTCTTTTGGTTGGCATCCAGCGCCCCGCCAATGTTTTTAATTACCTCCTGAAGCATTGCCACCCGGTGCTGCTCCTGCTCAAGCTGGGCGCGGAGATGGGCGTTCTCGGCTTTCACCTGCTCCAACTCGACCCAGCAGTCGGCATAGGCCTGATTATCGCTCATTTCGCACCGTCCCCTTTCGCAAACTGGTTCAGGTACATAATATCCTGATCCTCAACCTCCACCGTGGCGGTTTCGCCCGGCTTCAGCTCGTATTCCCGCTGGCCGGAACAGAACTGTATTTCAAATTGAGTCTCGTTTTTCACGTTTAAAATCATTTCACTTCACTCCTTCCCGCTTTCGTCTGGCTCATCGGCATTATAAAGAGGGCAATTCAAGCACCCGCCTTCATCCTCTTTTGGATCAAACCCATCCGGATATTGACATTCACACCCGCCACAGAACCCAGCCAGGCAGCCCTCATAGTCTGAATCATATAAATCTCTGCACTCCGGATTATTGCACTGTTCATAAGTATCCGACAGTAACCCCATTACCTCCTGAAGGTAATAAATTACCCCGAAGGCTTGTACTTTTGATAAGTTCGGTGGTTCTCTGAGCGAAAGACATTCTGGAACTTCGCCTTGAAGAAAGCGATAGAACATATCTACATCCCCTAGAGAAACACGTTTATCTGGCATCACCCTCGCTCCCTTCTATGCAATCTTCCTCTGGCAACTTAGGTATGTTGTGTTTTTCGCACCAATAGCCTCTAATGTCGTAGTGTTCGCAGTGAAAACAGTTCATTACTCCCCGCCCCCTTCTGCCAGCCAATCTACTGCATCCCAAGGGACTTCTGTAAATAAGCCATCCATTCCATCGTAGGAAATAGCTTCTCCAGCAGGGGAGATACAACCATAAGTGCAACCGATATATAAACTTACTTTCGTACCCTTTGCTATGGGCTTGCTAAGCCAGTTGTATTCTTCGACGGTCAAATCTCTGTTTATAACGCCTGTTCTCATTTTGTTTCGCTCCCTTCTGCCAGGAGTTGCTTGAGCCTATCTATGGCGGCAGTCAATGTTTTCATAGACCGCTCTTTGTTGGTTGCAATATCATTAGCTTTTATTACGTCCTCTGCCGCCTCCATCAGTTCCCCACAATGGCGGGCGAGGGCGGGGGCATCGTTGAAAGCGAACGCTATTAATTTGGCATTTGCCTCTAAGGTTTCTACCTGCCATTCATCATCCGGGGCTAAACCGCCGTCATAAGCAACAATTCTAAATTTATTAGCCCCTATGATTTCAATTGGTGCCCACAAGACAAATTCGTCGCCTAAATCATCGTACTTTATGGTCGCAGGCCCCGGAGTTGCTTTCTCTGAAAGAGCCAAAATCTCGGCCAGCTTCGCTTTGTCGTACATTGGTTCATGCCTCCTCATCAGGGAAATACTGCACTTCCACCGGGCAGTTTATGAGTTCTGCAACGCGGTTTATGTTGTCCCCGTATATCGTATAGACATGATCCACGTGGTTGCGCCACTGCATGCTGTTGTCAAAAATACGGTCTATGATTTGCTCATTTACGGTCATCCCGACTTCATATAAAGGGCCTGGCCCTTGAGCGGTTATACAACGAATGGATTTTATTTTTTGAGCGTTCATGCTATACCCCCTAATACTCGCTACATGCAAAGTAGCTCGGAACTTCCTCAACATCATTAAGGAATTCTTGAACAGTTTTCTTTTCAATGTCCTTGCCGCGGTAATCATGGTAATTAAAAACCTTGTCGAGCGGTTCCTCTTTGACATAACCGTCAACGAACTCTTCCCATGATCCGTATAAGTTTTTATCCAAATTAAAGGTCTGGGCCATTGATCCACCTGTGACTTCTTCATAAAACTTAATTGCCTGTTCAATTGATTCCGCAACGATCCATTCAGCAACACCATCTTCATTGAACAGAAACATCTTTTTATCCATGCTACGCCTCGCTTTCTCGGCTACATTCTGGGCACCAATCTTCCCAGTTACCATGCCGTTTTTTTGACTTCCATCCATTGTCAACCTTGGCATCAACCGCTTCGTTAAAACTGTCAAACTCTTCATCAAACACCTGCCCGCAATTGTCGCAGGTCAGGCGGTAAAAGTTGCCCGTCTTTTCGATGGTCATGGGCTACGCCTCCTCTGCTGGGGGCATAACATAAACTGGACCATACTTAAACGGCGCTTCTCCCATTGCCTGAAGTTGATACAGGTTTACGATATGCTCCTCTATCTCATCTAGCACCCGCTTGGCCTGGGCTTCGGTGGGGTAGGTGCCAAGAAGTTCTATGCTCCCCGCCATGTCAATTCCGACCACATTAACTGCTATCACTTCATCGGTAAGCAAAGGGAACGGACTTTCGGGGTCCGGTTCTTCTTTATATTCAACAATAGGTGGCTTGATTTTGATGTATTTCCCCAATCCTCCGCTTTGTGACTTTATCCAAATTCCCACGTTCATTCTCCTTCCTAAATTTCCACCTCGTCATTATCACTCGGGTCATATTGGCTTAACTTCCGGTGCTTCGCGTAAAACTCATGAGCCAATTTCACGGCCCCGGTAAGATTCCCGTGATACAGTTTCCGGGCTATCTCGTTTAGCTCGGGCCATTCCTCAATCATCTTGGCGCCACAATTGGATGCTTGTATTCCGCGCAGGGCATCCGCTTCTTTTCCGCAATAAGGGCAGTTCATGCTATCCCTCCTTCAATTCGTCCAAGGCTTGCTGCAAATGGCTTATTCCAGATTCCATTTGCTTGTTGTATTTATACAACAGAACTACATGCCGAGCGTAAAATATCACCTGCTCCACTTTCCTGTCTCTGAAGATTCGTTTGTCCACAAAATAAATAATGGCCCCTAAAGCCATTTGTGAGACCACCATTGCTAGGTATGTGTTTGTAATATATTTGCTTACCCAAACTAAAAACGCCGCCCCTGGAATAGCTAGGACGCCCCAGCGGGCAACGTAAATAAGGTATCTTCTAATTGCCTTTCCCCCCCATTCCATAGATTCTCTTGTGAGCGTTGAACACGGTTTTGAACGACACTCCCAAAAGTTCGCCAATTTGCGGGAAACTCATACCTCCCTCGTGCAACCTGTGAATATCGTGGATTTCGGCAAGACTCATTCTTTCCTGGGGTAGGGTGTACTCGTTAAAAACATAATTGATTGCTTTCTCAGGAGTCCACTTCTGTCCGCCGTAAACACAGAGCCCAAGACTAGCCCAACAGCATCTTAAGTCGTAGTCGGGGAGGGTTTTTAATGTTATCGCGCGCAACATAAAATCGCCCTCCTTAAAATGGAATTTCTTCCGAGTCCCCCAAGTCAATTTCCTGCCCAAGGTTGCTCCATTGATCCTGCGGGGGAGGGGAGGCTGGCTTGGAGTCGCCCTTGGCTTTACTGTCCAAGAACCGGCAATCGTCCGCTACTACTTCAGTGACTTTCCGCTTCTTTGTCTTCGTAAGTGCGAACCTGAAGTCTGCCTTCTACGCAACACATAGACCCTTTGTGGAGATATGAAGCACAATTTTCAGCCAGGCCTCTCCAAACTACAATATCAATGAAGTCAGTCTCTTCTTTGTTGAATTTGCGGTTTATGGCGAGGGTAAAAGAACATGTCGCAGTGCCATTTGGAGTATAACGGAGCTCGGGGTCGCGGGTGAGCCGCCCTATCAAAATTACTCGGTTATAAATTGGAATCGCCTCCTTCTAATAACTCGGGGTTATCGCAGCAATTTCCGATAACTTCACATTTAATGCCTTTACAGGTGACCATGGCCAACTGTGTCCAATCTCCGTAATGATCTTTTGTGAAACCAAATTGGCCTTCCCGGAAAGCTACTTCACTGGTAAAATCGAGTGTCCTTTCTGGTGTACAGGTTGTTTCCCAAACATGTACCACATCACCCTCACAGATATGCTGGCCTTCCGGGTATTCATCAGTTCTTTTTGAATCGGGAAGTCCAGTGAACAATTGAACTATATGAGTATCGGGTCGGCATTGCATTAAACTGCCGTTTCTCATCATGTGATAAAGATTGCCTTCGCTATCAATAAAAACCGGGTCCTTTTCCCATTCATTGCGGTTCTTGCACCAAACGCGGTATTTAATCTTATCCAACGTCCGTTCCTCCCCTCATATCCGGCACTTCCTTTAATTCATGGAATATCTGCAAACCCAACTCTTTAGCCCTGGCCAACTCTATATCCGCACCCTTTGAAGGACCGATATAGAATAGGGCTTCGCATTGCTGCAACCAAACATCGTCGTAGGCCATCCACTGCTCGTACGTCCTGTCGCTGTTGTAGTAGACGGCCAAGTGCGGGCAGAACGGAAAGTGCCCTCTCTCCATCAGTTCCAAGCTTACCCGTCTGGCTATGGCTACGTTGGCATCTGTTTCGCGTTGGTTATCGGCACTCAGCGGCCCGCATACATACACTTTTAGCGGCTTTCCGCTCCCGTCTTGCGTCACGCTCACGCCTCCTTTTTGATTTCTTAAGTGGTTTCGCTGCGGTCTTAGCGGTGACTATCATCACATCCCGCTTTTCCACCCTGCGCCTGATTCCGTCCGAATCCTGGCAAAAGAAAACCTCCATGTACCTGCCATCTCTTTGGCGTTCCATGAAGGTCGAGTAAACCTGTCCGATTATGAGCCTGCCTTCTCGTTGGAAGGCGATTACTTTCGTCATGGACGCACCTTCTTCCCATATTCCTCCCACCAACAACTTTTAAACGTAGCTTTCATGTCAACATACCGCGCCAAGTCGCTTTCTTCTTTGGTTGGCAATCTACCCTCGGGCGGTTGATATGGTTGAACAAAGGGATCAACTCCAAGCCCCTTTAAGAATCTCACCCGCCGAATAGCATCCTCAACCTCGCCGGGCCTCACCAAAACGTAACAGGAATAGGCCATCGGCTTTGTGTTGTACCACCGAAGGGCTTCCACAGCTTTTTGAACGTGCTTCATCTGCGCCGAAGTGTCGCAAGCCAGTCTAACGGGCGCACGCCATTTAACCCTCGAGAGTAGCTTGGCCATCGAATCGTCAATGAGCCTCGCATCAAGCCCTTGATTAAAGTCAATGCGGATATCGAGTTTAATAATCTTCTGAATTTGTTTTACGCCCCAATCTGAAGCTAAGACATTGTTGTCCATTAAAACTGCTTCCCTGTGGCGACAAAAGTCATCAATGTCTGCTGCCGGGTGAATATTGCCTTCTTTTCTCCAAACAAAACACCATGAACATTTGTTGGGGCATCCACGAGTTAAAAACCCCATAGAATAGTCCATGTCAGGATACAATGAGTAGTCAGGGCACATGTAGTCAAAAGCGATAGGGCAAAAAGAAGTTCTGTATTCACTATTGGGGCGCATATCGTAGCCGATTCCACCCTTAAATATGGGAATGCCCCCCCCCGGATGGGAAATATTGATAATCGGGAGTAAAGGTAAATACCTTGCTGGCATAAATCCTGTCCGGGTTGTCAAACAAACCTCCATACCATTCAACCGAATCACCTTGCGCCTTATGCCATGCAGATATTTTCATCAGGGCTAAGTTTGGGATTTTGGAGTCAACGTCAATAAGTCCAATATTCAACCCCCCACCTTCTTCCTCGCCCGATATTCCTTCCTGTACCTGCGCTCTGCTTCTCTCGCCGCATCATCCTCGCGGCCTTCGGTTGGGATTTGATAAAGCCATGCTTTCTTAAGCCAGTAATCTTTTTGGTATTGGCGTTTCTTGTTGGTAGGGATCATGGAGTCACCTTCTTTTTGTTCATAATTACCGTGTCATAGTATGTAACACCTACCGCTATAGCCGCCCATACGTCCTTTGATACTCCGTAGAACCACCCGGGGGACTTCTTTGTGCCGACGATACCAAACCTGTCTATTAAAGCCTGCCGAATATTACCGTCTTTTGCCCTCATACTCCCGCAAAGGTTCATCTTTTCGTCCTTACGGTAGACAAATTGTTTGTAAGGACAATCGGCTTCCTGCCAGAATCGGCCTATCCAAACGCAGGTTTCAAAAACGGTTTTACCAACCGCCATTCCTTGGGAGGCAATCATTTCAATTGCGAAGTAGTCATTTATGCCAGCGAATTCGCCCCAATGTAGGCGGTTAAGCAGTTCATCATTTGGCAGGATTCCAAACTCGATAGGCCTTAAGTGTTCGTCAAGGACGGCAAATGCGCTCTGTACGGGGCCTGGGTCGATGGATATAATCATATTTCTTCCACCCCCAATGCTTTGGCACATTCCTTTTGAAACCTCAACGCTGCTCGGGCTATTTGCTCAATCTTGTGCATCCGATCTGAGCCCTTCGTCCAAAGCGTAGGATCAAGGATAGGCCCCATTGTATCGGCGTATGATATGTTTTCAAGGAATCCTTCAAGGTCGAAGCCCTGAACTGTAGCAGCCATGGTTATAAGCTCAGTCTGGATCATTTGGTATTCTCCTGGTGTTATTCTCGGCATAACTCACTTCCTCTCATCTATTGGCTTCATAGAAGGCTTGGGCAAAACCGGGGGGGGTTGCGCTTCTCAATCGCTTGGTTCGTTCGCTTTTACCTCCATAGCATCGCCACATCTTACTGCCTTCCGTTGGCTCTACCGGGTTCTTTGCGGGGATATTAAAGTTGCCCCACAGACAAGTTTTTTTGGTATACGGATCGCCGTAGTCACAGGGGTCAAAATACAAAACTGGCTCACCGAGATAATGAACCAGTCTACCAATAGGATTTTCTAAGCACCAAAATACAGGATTAGCGATAGATATTATTCTGTAACAGGCATCTACAATGGACAGGGCTTCAAGCAAAGCAGATTTGCCTTTAGCCTCCCACCACCTAGCACCGCTAGAAGCGAAATCGGTACACGGGGGAGCTGCCAATATTCCATAAATTCCCTGCGGGGGGGGGGGGCACAGCCTTACATCATTGTCCGGCAAGGTGATAACTCGAACGTCATATCCGTTATCATAATAGGGTTTGGACCAGGAACCAGTGCCACCACATAAATCCAGTATGATTTTATTCCAATTGTTCATATTGTTTGGCTCCCACCTCCATTGCCTTCTTTAACTCCCGCATCTGCCTATCGCTAAGAATCAGATGCACCGCCTGCTCCCGCTCTGTCCCTTCGGCCTCAACAAAAAGCAGGGAGTTCATCCCTGCCAGAAGGTGAATATTTATTTCTTTGTCAGTGAAGTCATGATAGAAAATCAATAGCATCACTCCTCCCGGTAGTCAATTTCTTTGCCCAATTCATGCCAATTTGAAAACAACCCTTCATCCTTCTTTTCGGGTGGCGGTTCAGGTGGGAGAGGTGGAGCATCATTCCCCGAGCCTTTTACCTCTCTGATTTGCTGCTTGGCCGTATCAAAGAATAGGGGTATGTCCCGGTTGCTGGCAAAGTCGCGGGCCTTCTCAATGTGTAGGTAGTAGTTAGCTTCACGTTGAACCGTGCCATTTACAGGCTTCCTGGACTTTCTCTTCTTTTTGCCCTCTTCTTCGAGACTGGCCGGTTCCAAGGTAAACATCATGTCGCATTCGTTCTTTATCCTTTTAGCTCCCTGAAGACTACCGTCCGGGTTCAATTGAGCCAGGACCATAATTGCTATGCCCAATTCCTGGGCTAACTCTTTCATGGACTTTACAATCTGCTCAAGGACCTGCCATTCCTCTAAACCCTTTTGAAGCTTCTGCATCCGGCCAACGTAGTCAATTATGGCTATCTTGATTCCGAACTGCATTTGATACTTGCGGATCTTAATCTCGGTTCTTTGAGGTGTGAGTCTGGTCAAGGGTTTATCGTCAGTATAGAACTTTGCTTCTGATAGGGGCCTGAAGCCTTCCAGGACACGTTCCATTTGCTGGTTGGTAAGTGAGCCTGTTCTTATCTGCTGCATAGGCTCACCGGCCATAATAGGAGCCCACCTGTCCACCAATTGTTCTTTGCTCATTTCGGTGTTGAGATAGTAGAGGGATTCACCTGCTTCAACGCAAACGGCCTTTGAAGTGGCAATAGCGAAGGCTGTTTTGCCATGGCCGGTCTGAGCCCCTAAAACAATTAAATCCCCGGCTTTATAGCCTAGGGACATTTTATCTAGTGTTGCAAATCCAGTTGGCACACCTTCGAGGGGGATAACTGCTTCATCTGGAAACTTGGCATCTTCTTGAGCTTTGCGGTAGGCTTCAACTCGGCTTTTTATCCGCTGCTCCCCGTATTCAGCAAGGTCTTTACCGGTTAGAACTTTCTCATTCTCGATGTTCTGGGCAATTGAAAATAGTTCGCCACTTGCTTGCCGTATGAGTTCGCTAATATCGTTCTGATCGTTGCTCAAGCGATTGGCGTATACCTTTAGGAACCTTTGCAATGAGCGGCCCTTAGAGGCATCCTTAACCTTGCCTATCCAATAAGAGATATTTTCATCGTCAATGTAGTGCTCCGCTATGTGGGCTATCTGCTCTCTATCCTTTTGGCTTTTTATGTAGCCGTATTTCATGCCTTCTTTAAATATCTCGACTGTAGTGGGTCTTATACCCTGGATAAAGAGGCTTTGAGATAACAGGAAAATGTCTCGGGTGAAGGGGTGGGCAAAGTCTTTGTCTGAAACAGCATCCAGGATTTGTATGCGGGTAGTATCTGAGTCAGAGTGTAGCATGGCTGAAACGATTCTTCTCTCAGCCTCAATATCGGTTATAAGTTCAATGTCGTATCACCTGCCTTTAATGTCCTAAGTCTTCGGGGGTGGGTAAATGGCGTTCGCGTTGGGGGGCAGGTTTGTCATCTACAAAATAATGTATCTGTCTTTGTTTTGGCCCTTTCAATTCTTCTGCCAGTCTTTTTGTGTTTACTGAGTCGTATTGTTTTCTTAGTTTTGATGGACTAAGAATCTTGTCATTCCAAAAATCATCATCATATATCCAGTCAATTACTTCTTTTAATTCGGCTTGATCTCGCTCATCAATTCTTAAAATAGCATCAACATCTTTACACCATGTTTGTATATTGGGTTTTTTAAAACCGGGATTAATTTCACGAATCTTATTGAGAATATAAACTGCAATTGTAAACTCAAGATCACCCTTTACAAAAACCCTTTCAGCTTTTTTTGGAGAAGATTTTTTATCTTTTGGTTTTTCGCTTAAAGATATATTATCTATTTCTTTATCTTCTTCTATATCTATTTCTGTTGCGTTACCTTGCGTTACTGTAGCGTTACCTGTAACGTTACATTCTGTTGGTTCCGGTTCCGGTAATTCCTTTTGCCTTTCTCGATAATCAGCAACCCTTCTCCTCGTTTGCTCCCGGATTTTATCTAGCCCCTCAATGTTCTGGTGTTTGTCCCAATTGGTGATATGGAGATGATTACTTTCGTTATAATTGATCATGTTGAACCTATTAAAAGTTTCTAACGCAAGGCGTACTGTTGTAAGTGGACGGTTAAATAATCCTGCCAACATTTCATCCGTGTATGGAATGTTTTCAGTAAGAAAGATATAGCCGTTCATGTTTTTCTTCCCGGCGAGGGTGAGCAATTTAACCCAAATAACCAGGATGGAATCTGCTTCTGGCATAGTCTCAATAATTCGTATTTTATCATCGTCGAACATCGCTACATTCAACTTAATCCACTTAACTTCTGCCATCTTGTTTAGTCCCTCCAATATGCATTCACTTCCTTTCTAAAGTTTAACATAGTTTAACAACTATTGCAAGTGTTGTCCTTCTGTGGTATACTTGATGAAAACTTTAAGGAGGTTTGTGTTGTGGCCGATGGGTTAAAAAACCGGCAACACTATGGGGTAACAATTGATAAAGAAGTCTTGTTGAAATTTAGGGAATTAGCCGATAAAACCCGCATACCGCAAAGCAAATTAATAGATGAGGCATTGATTGATTTGTTAAAAAAATATTCTGATAAGGAAGGGGAGCGTTAAGCTCCCCTGGTTGTCCTTAATTACCCAAGCACCACGACGTTCTCTATTCCTTCCAAATTAACTTCTAGGTACGCCTTAATGCGCTTCATGGCCTCGATTCTCCAAGCGCCGCCGTCAGCCTCAAACAGGGCGAAGTGCGGCAACTCGTTGGCCTTCCTGGCCCGGAAAACGAACTCGCTCTCCGGCTGTTCAATTTCTATGAAGGTCCGATAGGGCGCAAGCTTAACCCGGGGTGGGATTACTACGTTTTCTACCCTGGCTATACCGCTTTTTGCTGTGACCTGCTGGCTTATACCGTCGTCGGAGAATTGGAATACTTCTTCGCTTTTGACGTTGCCTACAATCGCGCGTATTTTAACTAGGTCCTCAGTCTCAACAAAACGGGATTGTGCCATGATGATGAAGTTGTCGGGGTCTATAAAACGCCCCCAGGGGAATTCTTCAACCAGGGCTTTGCAACGAACCGGAGTAAATCTTTCACTGAACTTGCCGATTATTTTTGTCCGCAAGGCTAATTCGGTCGGGCTCTTAATTTCAATAATTAATTTCGATTTGCATAGGGCATCAGGAGCGTCTTTCAGGTAGGTTATCAAAGAATCCAAGAAGTTAAACTCCAGGGCATCAGGACCGATTTCCTTAATTGGATGAAGCTGCGTTACCGAATAGGTTTTTTCTCCTACATTTACCAAGGGGTTATTGTCGACGCCTAATTTGATTAAATATTCCAATGCTGCTCTTATCATTTCGCATTACTCCTTCCCGCAATATGAATGACTTCGCCGGTTTCATAATCTATCTGCCCTTGATTCGGGTCCTTCCCGTAAATCTCCTGGGCTACGATCTTGCCTTTCTCGTCCCGGTCTATCATCAGTGTTGTGCTAATGCCCACCGGAGCGGCCAAACTGGTTTTCACATCAACCTCAAGATTAGCGATAGTCCGCTGCTCGTTGGGCTTCAGGGTTAGGGTCATGGTTACTTTTCTTGCTTTCTTGGCATCGGTGTTGGGATCAGCGATATTCGCTGCGGCTTCATCCAAAGCGTACTGCAACTTTTCCTGTACGCCTCCACCTGCGAGAGTGGCAAAGCTTAATTCTTGTGCCATTAAGAATCATTCCTTTCGTTTAGTTTGATAGGGTAGGGCATAAAGCAATTTTACGAATCATCCCAATAAAAAACCGGCCTCTGGCGAGTGTGGTTGCTATTCATTTGTGAGTCCTTTCTATTCAACTACCCCCGCCGCCCACCTAGCAAACGCTTCAAGTAGCATTTCTCCGTCCGGGTAGCCTTCGCGCTCGTAGTGGGACAGGGGGCCTGTGATGGTATGGAACCTGACATATTGCCTGCCATCTTCCTCTGCTTGGCTCTTAAAAATAGCCGTCACCTTGCGCTCGGCGTAAAACGGGGGCTTGCTTATGTTATGATAGGTCTTGCCGGTTTGGATTTCGGATCGCTTCACGGGATCACCGCCCCAACGCTTCTTTACGCTTCAAGTTCTTCTCAGTAGCCTTCAGCAGTTTTTGCATTGCCCGGAGCCCTGCCCAGCCTTTGCCTACCGACTCATCCCAGGCATCTTCCGGGGCGCACTTTGCTATGCCTTTGAACTTGCGTCCGTCTACGGGGATTATACAGACGGTCGCCGGGCCGTTGAGAATAAAAGTAGCGCCGAATTCGGTAAAAGTCTTGTTCTCGGGTGCGTGGTTCTTGGGTTTTTCGACGTAGGGGATGAGGTCGGATTCTCGGTACTTGCCACCGTTTAACCATATGTCGCCGTTGTCTCTGATTTCGTTGATAATAAAATATTTCTTCTTGCCGCCTACCTCCATCATGTGCTGATCAAAACTGCATCCGATACTCTTCCTCACCGGCACAACCTTGTCACCAACCTGGTATCTGGCCGGGGCAGTAGTTGGCTCTAGTCCACGTTTTTGACAACTGCTGGTGTGGTGGATTTGGCAAATAGTATTATCCTTTGAGCGAAGGGCATATATAAATCCGTAACTGGAGTCCTGATTATCACTAATGGCTATAATTTCATAGGGCTTGCCTGCAACGGGACACTCTTGCGGCAAATCTGGCGTTTTGCCATCCAACAGAGAGTGTCCGTTAGGGAAATAATATCCCGGCTCCAACACCTTCACCCAATCGCCAACCTTAAAGTCAGGCGCAGGCTCTTTCTTCTCCTGCTTCTCCGGCAAATCGCGGATAATGGCCGCAAGTCGTTTGCGTTCCTCGGGGATGGCTGCTTGGAACCAATCGCCGAAATAAGATAATACGCAGGGGTGATTATCGCGTGGGTAATCGTTTTTAGTATCAGGCCATTCTATCGGGCAAATGCCGCAGTTCCTAATCCCATTTTGTTGATAGACAAACTCGCATAAAAAACAGTCATGTTTTATATTGGAATAGCCATGTCTTTTGAGATATTCGTCTTTGTGGTCTTTATCAACTCCGGTAACAGCATTTGAAGCCCAATGCTCTCGAAAATTCCTTATGGCTTCCTCTCTCGCCATATTCATATCGCTTGTTCCTCCTTTTCTTCGCCTGCCAGTGTCGCGTCTATACAGCTCACAATCATGTCAATGACAACCCCCTGCTGCATGCGGCAAGCGTATAAAGCTAGTAGTTCCGCGCGGGATTTGCCCCTAAGCTCGGAATATATTGGGTCATCGGGAACAGGAGATGGTATATCGGCGCTTTGTTTGAGTTTGGCTTTCACCTTCCGAACCTTGGATGCCATAGCCTTATGCCCGATACCAAACTCATCCGCGATCTCGTACTTGCCCTGGCCCCGCGCAAGCTTTGTCTCGACTATAGGCCACATAACCTCCCAATCTACGGTGCCTTGCTTGGTACGGGCGCATTTAGGCGGCTCCGGCCCAATCTCAAGCTGGCTTTTCTTTCGCGGTGAATACTCAATCGGCAGGGTAGGGGGTTCTGAAGCCTTTAGTAATTCCGGCTCAATGGGGATGGGGTTGCCTTCAGCGTCAAGAATCTGGATGCGACCATTGGCTATCTCGTTGATTTCGACGCTATCTGGGTATTTGTCTAATTGGACGGTGATAAACTTGGGCCTAATCTGTTTTATGATTCCGGTGCGAGTAACAATTTTTTGCTTCGTTGTCTGCCCGGTTTTCATTTGGTAAGTTATCGTGTCGCCTACGTTTAGGCTTCCTATTAACTCCTTAATGGTCAAAGTTGCTTCCTCCTTTTAAGATTTCTTCTGTGGACCATAGTTGATTGCTGTCGTTCCAAGGTACACCGATATAGTCCAGCACTTCAGCCAGGCCCAACTTGAACATGCAATACTCCCACTGTTTTGGATGCGTCACCTGCATCTTTTGGAAGCGGTTTGGCTCCGGTTCCAGGTGAACACCGAACATGCAGAACATGCATCCGGTGCGGGTAAATCCCATGTCGTAAATAGGGCTGTATGGTACGTTGTTTTTGTGTAAATACTCCCATATGTCTGCCTCCATCCAGAAGCCAAGAGGGCGAGATATAGGGCGTTTCTTGTCAAATGCGTTGCAACCCGATTGTAAATAATCTAGCTCTCTAGTTTGGGCGTCGCTTGCCATTACTCCCGCATAAGGCATCTGGCCCGTCTCTGCAACATAATTATCAAAGGGCTTCTTTTTCATAACTCCACAGCACTGGTCGCTTACTTTAAAGGGAGCATCCTTTAAACAGCGCCATTTCTCTGGGATTATTGAACAGGCCGAGTATTTGCCGCTTGTCCTAATGCCTGTTAAACGGAGCCGCACGGTAGCCTTATTTTTGTCTGTTGGTGTTTGTATTTCGTGTATATATTGGGAAATTCGCTTACTGGCTACCGGGAACCCATACCGTATAATTACTTCTTTAAAATTCATCTTGGGCCTCAACCAAACCACATTATCATGCTGCTTAACAAACTGCCTTATCTCTGGGTATTCCAACCCAGTATCAACGAACACGGCGGGTACCTCTGGATATAGCTGCCGCACCAGATGAAGCAGAACCGTGGAGTCTTTGCCCCCGCTGAAGCTGACATAGACCTTGCCATCCCAGTGCTCGTACCACTCACGGATGCGCTCCTGGGAGATCATGATCTTGTATTTCAGGGGTAAGGCTTGCAGATCGCGGAGTTGTGCGGTGTCCATATCACTCTCCGATTAACACGCACCCTGCGCCTAAGAGCAATAGAAAAACCCCCAGTGCTAACCAGGGGCTTATCTTTCCGTAAAGTCGTCTCAGGGAGTTAGTGCGTGGCCTGTATGGGATTGATTTTATCTTCCAGGTGGGTCTTTCTACTTTAAGTTGTGGGTGCATTGGGTGCCTCCTCTCGAACAGGAAGATCGCGGATTTGGGCGGCATATTCACTGCGATCTTTATAGTTAGGTGCATCGCACCATAAATCAAAGAGCCCTCCCAAACATGGAGCATCGAAATCTGGATCTAGGGGGCAATAACTACAATGGGGTCCTTTGAAGTGGTAGGTGTAAAGACATAAAAAGCAATACTGCCACCCTATTGGATTCCCATATACGGTTTCAAGAACCCATCCCTTAAAACCCCGAAATCCGGGCCAATCGGGTTTTGATGCATGGGGATGTTTGCTCAACCAATCCCATAACCTCCTATGCAGCCTAAGGGCAAGATTTTTGGGTATTATTTTCACTCTGGCACCTCCAATATCTGTACTTCAACATTCTTCTTGCGTCCCCACTCTCGGCAAGTTTGAGGATCGGGTAGCCAGACGTCAATTATGTAGCCGCGAATCGCTGAACCGGTATCAACCGCCCAACCTTCACCATAGCCTTCAACGTAGAGGTGCGAACCGAGCGGTATTATGGTCGGATCAACTGCGATTGAGCCGGGGCCTGCCTGTGTGCCGGTGGCGGTTGTTCCTTGTTCACAATAAGCGGTGGCTTCACAAATTATGGTTCGGATTGGTTGGGGCTTAACTTCTTCCTTCGGGGCAATAACCGGGATAGGCTCGGGCAGGGGCGAGGGATCTGATAGTGCTTGTGGGTATATAACCAAGGCCAGCACCAGGGCCAGGAGTAGCCTAGTCAATAGGGGCCTCGATGACGTAGAAACTGCCCCCTTTTAATGCTGAAAAACATACTGATTCTTTGTCTTGTGTTGGTTCAAAAACACAACTATCGGCATCGCCGCCACAATTCGGGCAATCCACCTTGATTGTTTTGCCGTCTAGTCTTGCCTGCAACGCCTCCTGCCAGGGGACGGGTTGGGGGACGAGGTGCCACTTAAGTTTTCCGTCAATGTTCCCGTTAAAATGCCCACCAGAATGTTTGCGCGGGTCTAAATATTCGCCATTCGGGTTCCATCTCTTAAAATAGAGATAACCGTTAAAATTTATGAACAAGTGGTATTTGTCGCCATGTTCATTAATTGCTTCTGCGATTAATTTGGGATTGTCAAACAGAACTTTGATTACTTCCGCTGTTGTGTATTCCTTCACTCTTTTTCTCTCCTTTCATGGCTCTCTGATAGGCCCGTATAATCTCTTGTTCTCCGTCAGGCAGACGATCAAAGAACGGGCTCCATTTCTGAACCATAAGTCCTACAAGATCAATTACAGGCCTCCATCTATCGACTTCGGCCTGCAACCGTTTGATCTCTTGGTTTTTCTGCTCAATCAGGGAATTAAGGGCTTCTTTGATTACTTCCTCGGGGGACAAGGGCATCACTCCTTACTGATAACGGCGTCCTGGAATCTTTCAGAGCGCGGTCCGTATATTCGAGAAGCCAAAGCTCTCTCTCGCTGCTTCGCCTTCGTTAGAGCGCCTATAAAGCCGTTTTTAAAGGCAACTGCATTAGGTGCGGACAAACAATCAAATAGGGGCCTCAGTGCTTCGTTTTCGTCTTTTAAGCACCTGCGTTCTATGCATATGTCTTGGAGGTTTTTTGTAAATTTATAGCCCTTCTGTATATCGCAGGGAGTAAACTCAATCATGTGGAGAAGGTCGGTAGTTTGGGCTTGAAGCTCACATATGCGGTCCTGGTTGTCGGGGTATTGGGTGAGAATATAGTCAATGCACCGTAAGATTTCCTCTCCTGCTTCGATGGGGGTCATGGGCATCACTCCTTTGTTGGTTTAGCCATTTCAAATGGACAAACCTTAATACTTATGGAGGCAGAACCAAGAATCGAACTTGATTTCTCCGGGTTATGCGAACCGGTGTCCTACCTATAGACGATCTGCCAAGTGGACTTTATTTTAGTATTTCATCCGCAATTTTCCCTGCATAATCTTCGGATATTCCCCAATTCATTGCCTTTCTATGGCATTCATCGCATTTATTACTGGTTTTATTGCTTTCGCAACTGTCGCAATATACACTGCCAAAATACCCCATTATAATTTCAACAATTTCCTCTTTGGTTTTCATTAAATTACCTCCTGTTCTTCTCCAATCAAATAACCGTCAAATAAAATAACGCCTTAATCTAGGCGTTTGAGTGGGGTTTTCTTCTTGGGGTTCTTCTAATAATCAAGTAGATTCTTCTTCGGCGCACTTCTCGCACAAACCGCCGTTCTCTCGTAATATCCGCAGGTCGGTGTCAGCAAGGCAGCTCGGGCAGAAATCGTGGGGTTCGCTGATGGTGGGGAAGGTCATGCTATGCCTCCTGCTCTTGGTCAAAGAAGGCATCCTGAACATTGTCCTCTGTTCCATCCGGTTCGGTAACGGTTGCCGTAGTATCAATAACATCTGAGTGCGTATCTATGCCCGTGGGTGCTGGTTCATTATCCACATATTCAAAACTGCCGTCCTCGGAGATAACCGCCTCGTCCTTCTCAAAGGCACTTTGCATTTCAATAGACATGATGCCCCATTTGCTGATTAACTGGCGGAGCATAGTCTTGTGGGCCATCCCGTCAAAGTCTTTGTACCAGAAGGAAGAATATAGCCACATGTCGCTTTCCTTGACTTTCCCAGCCTCGTAATCAGCGAAAGAAACCTTGTTATATTTGGGGTCCCTTGCCTTCACAGGGTCTTTGCTAAAAGCGGAGCTATACTTGTCGGCGTGGGTCAGCATCTTCTTTTTGCTCCAGTACATGGCTTTCTTGAATCCGTTATGGTATTCAAACATTGCATAATAGCCAATTGTTTTGGCGGTTTCCCGTTCTTCTTCGTCCTCAATCAAGCGAACCTCTATAACTTCTTCCAGGGGGTCAAACTTGATTAGTTCACCTTCCTTGATTGCAAGGACGTTTATCTTCCGATAGTACCCGCTACGAATGGCAAGCTGGATATAGCCCTTATAGCCCAATTGGAACTGGGCAGTAACCGTGTCTGGGTCGCCGTTTTTCCCTTTCTTCTTATAGGGAACCATGTAATATTGCCCAAGTTGAGGGGAAGGGGAAAGTTTCAGGCTTTCACCCAACATGGCCGCTGAAAATATGGTTGCGTAATCACATTCAGCCAGGGCAGGATTAACCGATACGGCTGATACTATGGAAGTGATAAACCGTTGCCCGTCTTTGCCGCCGATCATAGCGTTTATGCGATTCTTGATAGCATCCTGGGTGAGATATGCACTGAAGGGTTGTCTCTTGGTTTGCTGAACCAAACTATTCTTTACTGCCATTAATTTGTCCTCCCGTATTTAATGTTATTGTCAACAAAGAATTGCTTTAAAGCCTGTAATTGGACCGCTGTTGCTGTTACTCGAAAATCAATGGTGTACATTTTTTCTTCAGGTATAGGCTCTTGGGCAGGTTCGGCAAATTCAACAACGTCACCCGGTTTTAAGGTGTTCCAATTGTCATCCTTGCCGTCAATTACCTTAACTTGCTTTTCAGGTTCGGCCTGGGCCTGTTGCTTCTTTTCTTCCTGTTGCCGTTTATACTCGGCCAGTTTTGCGGCCTGTTCCTCTTGATGCTTTTTCTCCTGAAGGGCTGCGGTAAGGTCAAAGCCTTTCAGATAGGTAATAATTACTTGCTTCTCATATTCGGTCTGTAACTCCCGGATTACCTGAATATCAGATTCTACCTTAACAAACAGGTCGGAAATCTCCTTTTGAATATCCGCTTCCTTGTAGGTTGCGTTAAGCCATTTGGGGTTGAATATCTTTTCAAAGGGAACCAGGTCAGCCAGATCCATTACCTTGTCTGCGTAGAAGGCTTTTATTCCTTCCAGTTTTTCGTCCTTCTTGATTTGCTCGTAGTTCTTTACCTGAGTATCTATGGCCGTTATGGGCTTGTCTATCATGGCGACAATCTCTTTGATCTTGGCCTCGAAGTCCTCATAGGGCTTAAGGCATTGCTTCTTAATCTCTTTGCGCTTGTTTTCAATGGCATCCTTGAGTTTATTAAGGCTTGCCCGGTCGGTTTTGGCCTCTTTGATGCTGGATTCGCTGTAAACAAGGTTATTGTACTTTTCAAGCCTTATGGCCAATTCCTTCTTTAGATCGTCATGATTAAACTCTATGGCCTGAATAAAGCCATCTTCTGTGGGATTATAGATAACAAGTTCCAATATAGAGTCCTCCTTTTAGATTGGTGGGAGCACAAGAGGGGGTTTCCTGCCCCCCTCAACGTACTTCCAAAATTCAATTTCCTTGGTTAGCAGGTAATCCAAGTCCTCCTCAACCTCGCTGCGCTCAATATGGTAATGCCGGGTATTAAGTCTTACATCACCATCATAGACGGTTTTCAATTGAGCCTTGAGTACAACGAAATCCCAACCAGTAGCCAGCAAGTAATGAAGGCATTGAATGTAATAGTTGTCGGGGATCTTCTCGTTCCATTTCTCCCTGTGCATAGAATTTAGGATTTCAGTGGTTTTAATTTCGAGGATACCTTGTCTGCCGGTTTCGTTTTCGGTTAGTTCTCCGTCAAGTGTGCCGCCTATGAAGGGGTATTTGTCATGTAGGAATACCTTGTAAACCTTATTGGAATTAACATTGTACTGGGGATAATCTAGCGCAAATAGAGCTATCAGGGGTTCTTCTGCATCTATTCCGTATTTAACATAGGGTTTATGGCTTATGTCTTCAGGACTAACCTTGCCGGTTTTTTCTTGCCAAACCTCAACATTCGTTTTGTATGGGTTCATACCAAGAATAGCCGAAGCATCAGATCCGCCTATCATTTTTATTCGGTTGGCTAGCCATTCGTCACGAGAGGCGGGGATATAGGTTGGCATGGTGATCCCTCCTCAAACTTTGCCTTGAGCCGCTCGTACTCGGCCTTCTCGCGGGCTTCCCGTACTCCGACAAGGTTAATTTCGTCAACCGATTTAACGTGCTGTCCGGCCATAAGAGTAAAGTCATAAACCCATACTTTGGGCTTATTGTTATGTTCAATAGTTATTTGCACATGCCTCATGTCGGGGTCCTGTTGTTGCCATGTGTAAAAACTGTTTAGGTCCATGCCGTTCCTCCTTTGCAGTTGTTCCTCAAGGTACTCGATAAAGCACTCAGGGCAGTAATTATGCCCGTCCTGCCCTGAGTGCAGTTTCTCGTTGTACTCCCCGCACTGATAGCAGGAGTGGGCATCCCGCCAGCACTTCGGGCAGTTGTTCTCGTGGTCGTCAAGTTGTCCCTCGGGGGTAAGCTCCCCGCAGTTCTCGCAGGGGTTGTATGTTTTGCCCTGCCTGTCTTGGTAGTATGTCTGCCCGAAATCAAAAACCCGGTAGAAGCCGTTGGGGAGCTTGTCTTTGTAGTAGTCGGGAAAGGCCATGCGCTATCCCTCCTCCGGTTGCTCTCGCTCAATAAACCGTGTCGCCTCCAAGTCAGCAAGGTGAAGGGCAGTAACCAGGGGATACTTATCACCGGCGGCATTGTAGGCTTGTCTCATGGAATATTCGGTCATTCCCTCAGTCCATGCGCCCATGTGCCACATGACGCTTAATATTTCTTCATCTGTCAGGTGGAGATACTTCTGGAGAACGGACACAGATTTCGAGCCATGCCCGGCAGGAAATAAATCCTTAATTACATAGGCGTCGTATTGCTCCCACTGGTTGCGATCATTCTTGCGCCATTTCTTTTCTATGTCGTAGAAATTGGTTTTGCAAACATCATGGAACAATCCGCAAATAAGCAAGGTTTCAGGGTCTACATTCAGTTTGAATTGCCGGGCTTTGATCTCCAGGAGCTTGTAGACATGGATGGAATGGATTACGAGGCCACCGGGTACAGATAGATGATAGCGGGTAGAGCAGGGGGCAGTATAAAAATCGCTCTCATACTCCAAGAAGTGCATCAGGTTTTCGATGCCGTTTCGAGTGATGCCAGATGCAAGGGATATGAATGTTTCTTTGGGGGTCATGTGTTTCCTCCTTAATAGCAGGGCGGCTTGAGCTCTCACTCGGAAAGAATGAGCCAGTCACTAGGGCCAAGCCGTATCCTGCAAACTTGATTTCAATATAGAAGGAGGCTCCCAAAGGAACCTCCAAGCGATAGGGGAGAGGGATAATCCTGTCATAAAGAGCAGGAAACTTGAATACGTTATAAAACCGTGTTATATTTTTGTTGACTACATGTTTGTGTCCTCGGGTGCATCGAGGGCATTTTCTTTTTCTATATGGTGTATCATGATAGGTTGTCCTCCGTGGGTTTATTCAAAATCTTTTATATGGGGCTTTAATTCGTTGGCCTTTTTGCGACGGTGAGGGCGATGGAAAATATCTTTATGGGATTCCTCTCTAAAGGCCGCATTAACATCATTTCTATCAAGACGCTTAGATGGCGAACCAAATCTTTTGGTTTTGCGAGACTTGAATCCAGGATTTAATTCATAAAACTTTTCTAAATCCTCTTGGCTTCTTCCGACATAACTAGAAAAGCTTTTCCGTCCACCTTTTCCATATTTTTTGCCTACGCTAATCAGGATATTGCGTCTTTCCTCCCAAGAGCGACTTGCCAGAAATTTGTTTGCCAGCATTTCGTTTTCTCTGTCCATGTCCGGTGCCCCTCTCCGAAATCTCTTTGTTCTCCGCTGCGTCCAGGGAGCGTTATCATAATTATATATCTTGTTGCGTTCTCATTCTTCGCTACCGCGTCCAGTAGTTACTCAACCCCTCAATGGCCTTCTTTCAGGCTACCCCCATCTACTCGCCCCGGTTCAAAGACTCCAGGTATCTGCCGCCCAATGGGGTAGAGAAGTCTATGGAGTTGTGACAGGGCATCACGCTCCTTTCAAGGGTTTGGGATTCAGTTAGTTAGTCTAGTTCGGGTTCTTCCTGTTCTGGTGGGACAAAATCACATAATAACTGCTCGGCTCGGAACCAAGCATTTTCGAGTTGCTTCTTGCAAAGGTCTGTTTCACCAACCCGCTCGACTAAGAGGTGGGTGGTTACTAGATCGTGTAAAATGCGGTACATTTCGGGGGCATGGATAATAAGTCCAATGTCTTCGGGATTCATGACAATTGCTATGGGGATTTCTACATCACTATTTGAAACGATTAAATGGCCTTCTGGTTCGATATTTGGCCCCAGGTTCATCCAATAATGTCCCTTGTTCATAATTAACCTCCAATCTGCCTATGCTGATTTTTCCCCAAGAAATGATTTACAAAATAAACCTGCCCTTTGCCAGTTACCTTGGGAGTTCTTTTGATGATGGAGCTACCATCAGGGTTGTCGATTATGGTTTCTTTGACTTCAAATAGCCCCAATTCCATTGATTTTTGTGTGGGAATATTTTTGCTTGATCCAGACTTGATTAAGTAACCTTTTTGGCGCAGGTATTCAAATAGGCGCTTGGCTCCAATGTCGTAGCCATTCTGTTTAATCAGTTTGGCTAAGTCGCCTACCAGAATATTTGATTTTGAGGTTGAAACTGCATCTGCAAAAATGACTTTAGGCTTGTCCTGCT